AAGAAATGAAAAAGAAATGAAAAAGAAATGAAAAAGAAATGAAAAAGAAATGAAAAAGAAATGAAAAAGAAATGAAAAAGAAATGAAAAAGAAATGAAAAAGAAATGAAAAAGAAATGAAAAAGAAATGAAAAAGAAAATATAAAAATTAAAAAAAAAAGAAAATAAATAAAAGAAAAATATAAAAATAAATAAAAAAAAAGAAAAATATAAAATATGAAAATATAAAAAAATAAAAATTATTTAATATAATTTTTGTTTGCACATTGGACATTCATCATTTTTATTGTCCAAATATGTTTTTATACATTTTAAACAATATACATGTCCGCATTTTGTTATACATTTTTCTTTTATGTTTTCAATAAAACAAATTGGACAATCTTTATTATATTCGGTTTCTGATTCTTTTAAACTTTCTAAAAATGTGTTGACCGTATATTTATTCAATTTTTTATGATATTCTTTTTTTTCATTAATATTATAATAATATTCCAATAATGATAATTTACATTTTATTTTTTCATCAGTCAATAATTCTAAACAAATTAATCTCAATAATTCATATGCAACATTATTTTTCTTACGAAAATTCATAAATATTTTTTTAAATTCTTCTTTTTTATTTTCATTTATTTTTCTTGATTTTATTATACTACCAAACAATATTATATTGTTTTTTCCTTCCACCGAATTATTTTCAAAATATTCAATCATTTTACTAAACTTGTAATCCGCCATTTCAACCGCTAATTTTGTGTCTATTATTAAATTATTACAACGATTACCCATTTTTATTTCAATTATTTTACCCAATTTTTCATATAATTCTGATAATTTTTCGTATTTCTCTATATTTTCAATATCATTTTTTATCGTGTCTATTTTTATATCCATCTCTTTTTTTTCAAATCTTATTATTTCCTTTTTTATTAAATATATCATATAATTAAACACATTTTCCAATTCATTCATATAATTATTAATTCTTTCATAATAATAATTATATCCATCCATAAAATGTTCGTAATCATCATTAAATGACTGTAATTCATCACATATTTTATTATAACATTCTAATAATGTCTCATGTTCTTCATACATTCTTTTATATTTCTCATCAAATGTAAAATTACCATGTTCCAAATCATTAATTATCTCATCCGACTTTAATACTATTATTGACTCTGAATCTGTTTCTGCATCACTTTCTTCTGATTTTATTAAATCCATATTTTTAATTACTCATATTTTTTATTTTTTTTCAATTTTTTTATATTATATCTCTAAAAATATCGGAATATTATTCTCCATTTTTTTACAATCTTTTTCTAAAAAAAAAGATATTCCCATTTTATATCCATTTATCTACACGATTTTTTATCACATTTTTTACAATTTTTTTACATTCATTCAATTCATTTTCACTTATTTCACTATTATCTTCCAAAAAATCAACCATCAAATCTTCATATAATGCATCATATATTTCCTTCTCATTTACCAATTTTGTTTTCACATTATTAAATCTATTTTCACAAACATAATTCAATATTATCGATATATATCTGTTTTTTACTTTTGGTGCAAGTTCTACCCTTTCCATCTTTATTTCATTAAATGACGGATTTTTATACTTAAATATACTCCTATTTTCACCCTTTATCATCTTTATTACATAACCTTCCGCATTATTTCCTTTAATCTTTGGCAATCCATATTGCATATATACCATCGATTCAAATACCGGATCCAATTTTAATATTTCATCAATCACATCAATCTTTATTATTGGCACCAATTTTAATTCAAACACCGATAATAATTTTATTAATTTATCAAAATCATAATAAAATATTTCCCCAGAATTTAACATTATCTTTATATCAAACACCATATAATCATTATTTGGTATATAATCAATTCCCTTTTGAATTTTTATTGAACCATTTTCCTTCTTTCCATTATAATTACCACCAAATAATTCACCATATATCTGTATTTGATTCAAATCCTTATACTCCTTTTTTATTTCTTCATTTATCCCCAACATGTCTTTTTTATATTTTTCCAATATCTTTTCATAATTCATAAAATATTCACCATTTTTCAATATACCATGTCTTCTACATCCAACTATCTCATCCGTTCCTCTGCATATAAACGATAAATTTGTTCCATGTATCTTTTCTGTTGCAACCCATAATTCCATTTTATCCATTTCTTTTATTTTTTTATCATTAATCATATGCTCATACTCTGAAAACATTATATTTATCTTTATTTATATTTTTTTATTTCCATTTTTTTTAATCATTTTTTGAAAAAAATGACTCAATTTTTTACAACCATCCTAATATATTTATGAATAAATATTATGAAATCCATCATAATAACTCCATAAAATTATACGGCAATACCAAAAAAAAATATTTAGTATTATTAAAATATCATGATCAATTAAAATTTGAACGCATCATATTTTTATCAAACATGATATTTGTCATTAATAAAATGTTGTATTGTATGATTAGATGTGAAAATGGTGGGTATTATTACAACCAACGTTGTTGTGATGAAGCCTATGAATTTTACTTTCAAATAGTTGAAAAAAATATTGATAAATATGATTCCGATATTTTTAACTCTGATTATTGTAATTATGACGGATTATCCTATAAATGGAATAATATTAAAAATTCTTACACCAGTATATCCGGAAAAGAATGCATAATATTGGATTTTTGGGATTTGGATGAATTCGATAAACATAAAAAATATTTCCGAGAAAATATTTGGAAAGAACTTGTTGAAAAATACTGGCACCCAAATAAAATTTTTAACCTTTAATAAAAAAATTGATTTATTCCACAACAAATTTATACAATTCAAAGTATTATTTATTTTGAATAAAAAAATAAATAATTTTTTTTATTAATAATATTCTAATCTTATTTTAAATTCTTCTGATACCACATTTATTCCAACCTCATTTAACTCTTTTTTTGTTTTTTCCAATATAGTTATCTCATTTTCCGTCAATTTAATGTTTTTTGTTAATTCTTCTCCCATTCTTTTTATTTCCTCAAAATATCCATCATCCGTTTTCATTATTCTTTTTAATTTCATCGCATGATATTCTTTTACTTCTATTCCATTTTCCAAATCCAATGGAATTTCCATTTTTGTCATTTCTTCAAACTCCTTCTCCGATAATTTTTTTATATGAATCAAATAAAATAATACATCCGCATATTTTTCCACAGTCTCTAATTCAACATTTCTTTCTTTTAACTCAAATTGTCCACGATCCGTCGTATAATAACAAAAATCCGAATTATGAATATCTTTGTCATAATCAATAGCATAATACAATCCAATTGGAAAATTACATCGATCTTCTTTTATTTCATAATTCATATTTATTACGTTCCCATTATACATAAATACATCATATCTTAATTTTGAACAAAGTGGATATATATCAATATACTTATCCAATTCTTTGTCAACTATTATTATATAATCGACTTTAATATTTATTCCATGCACCATTCTCTATAATTATTTTTTATATTCATTGAATTTTATTTCAATTTTTTTGCAAATAAAAAAAAAGATTAATATTTCATTTCATTTTGTCAATTATTTTATTCATTTCCAACAATTCTTTTTCTAATCTTTTTATCTCATTATCTTTTTCCAAAATCTTTATTTCCAATAAAAACTTTTCTGATAATATTCCTTTTTTTTTTATCCTATTATCCAAAATTTTTACATCTCTGTTTATTAATCGTTTTATTTGTATTATTATATCAATAATTATATTCATCTCTTTTGATGTTTCTGGCTTTTGTAATAATAATTGTTTTATTATATCCAAATATGTTTCCGGTATCGGACTATTATCTTCAATTATTAATATCATTTCATAATGACTTATTTTTTTAACATTAAATGAATTATGATCATTATCATAAGACCTATGACCAATAAATATATTGCCATTTATGTCAATACGGATATAATAATCATCAAATATCAAATTTTCTGATAAACTATGAAAACCAATAACCTTGCGATATAGGTCTTTAATCTCAATATCAATTATATTTTTACCAATATATTTTTTATTCATTTTTTTAACATTTATAAAAAAAAAAATAAATCCATTTTAATTAATAATTCACTTGTATTTATTGTCCATAAAAAAATGAATGTTATTTCATTTCACCAATTATTTTAATACACTTTCCAACATATTTATTTTAGTTTCCATTTTACTAATTTCAGTTTCCAATATATTTATATGTTTTCCCAAATTATTATAATCATTAATTTCATTTTTTATTTTTTCTTTTATATTTTTAATAATTTCAATAATTTCATTCATTTCTTTTGATCTTTCTGGCTTTTTTGATAAAAATTGTTTTATAATATTTAAATATATTTCCGGTATCGGAATATTATCTTCAATTTTTAATATTTCTTCATATTGTTTAATTGACGGATATTCAAACATTTTATAGGATTTACTACTAATAGATATATCGCTATTTTTTGTAATTATAATCATAAAATCGTTAAATTCTAAATTACAATAATTTTTATATGTTTCATCATCACGCGATAAATTTAATACTTTTTCAAATACAATTTCAATTTTATCCATAATATATTCACTTTTTTAATTCATTTACAAAAAAAATAAATCCATTTTAATTAATAATTCACTTGTATTTATTCTCCATAAAAAAATATTTTATTTCACCAATTATTTTAATTCACTTTCCAATATACTTAAATGTTTTTCCAAATTTTTCTGATTATTAATCCGATTTTTTGTTCTTTCTTTTATATCTTTAATATAATTAATAATTTTATTCATTCTTTTTGATGTTTCTGGCTTTTGTAATAATAATTGTTTTATGTCATTTAAATATATTTGTGGTATGGGAATATTATCTTCGATTTTTAATATTTCATTATATAATGATAATGACTTTTGAAATTCGTAATGCTCTCTACAACTAACAATAATATTTCCATTTTTATAAATTATAATAATGTAATAATGAAATACATATCTCTTATGAACTACTCTTCTTAATATTGTTTTAAATACAATATCGTTATCCATATTTACTTTTTCAATACATTTGCAAAAAAAAATAAATCAATTTTAATTAATAATTGACCTGTATTTTTTCTCCATAAAAAAAAATGAATACTATTTTATTTCATTATTAATGATTTTATTTCTGTAATCATTTTATTCTTTTCCATAATTACATTATCCTTTTCCGAAATTATTTTTTTATTTTGTAATAATTTCTCTCTCATAAGAAAAATTTCACAATCTTTTTCCATATTTTTCTCAATTTCATCATCAATTATTTTTTTATTTTCCATAATTTCATTTTTCATTTCTGTAATTATTTTTTCATATTGTAATAATTTCTCACTCATTAGATGAATTTCATGTTCCTTTTCCATAATTTGATTCTCTTTTATACAGATATTTTTTAGGTTTTCATCATCTTTTTTCAAAATTTCTGCATCTTTTTCCTGAAGTTTTAATTCCAATAAATATATATTTGCCATTAATCTTTTATAATTTTCATTCTCACTTAAACTCAAATCAATAACCGTTTTTTTATTTGTTATCTCATTTTTTATTTTTTCTTTTATATCTTTAATATTATCAATAATTTTATTCATTCTCGGTGATATTAGTGGCCTTTCTGACCAGAATTGTTTTATAATATTTAAATATATTTCTGGTATGGGAATATTATCTTCAATTTTTAATATTTCATTTTCAAATGATGTCTTTTGGGATTCATCATACTCTTTACATCTAACAATAATATTGCCATTTTTGTAAATTATAATAATGTAATCATGATATACATATCTGTCATGAACCACTCTTCTAAATCCTGTTTTAAATGCAATATCATTATCCTCCATACTTACTTTTTCAATATATTTGCATAAAAAAATAAATCAATTTTAATTAATAATTGACTTGTATTTTTTCTTAATATAAAAAAAATGAATACTATTTTATTTCATTATTAATGATTTCATTTCTGTAATTATTTTTTCTTTAATTTCATTTTCCGTTTTTTTAATTATCTCATCTTTTTCAAAAATTTCCTCATTTTTTTTCTTTATTTCCTCATCTTTTTTCAAAATTTCTGCATCTTTTTTTCTGATTTCCTCATCTTTTTTCAAAATTTCTGCATCTTTTTCCTGAAGTTTTAATTCCAATAAACATATACTTGCCATTAATCTTTTATAATTTTCAGTCTCACTTGCAGTCAAATCAATAACTCTTTTTTTATCCATTATCTCATTTTTTATTTTTTCTTTGATATTTTTAATATTTTCAATAATTTTATTCATTCTCGTTGATATTGGTGGCCTTTCTGACCAGAATTGTTTTATAATATTTAAACATATTTCTGGTATTGGAATATTATCTTCGATAATTAATATATTACTTTCAAATGATGTCTTTTGGGATTCATCATACTCTTTACATGTAACAATAATATTGCCATTTTTGTAAATTATAATAATGTAATCATGATATACATATCTGTCATGAAATACTCTTCTTAATATTGTTTTAAATACAATATCATTATCCATATTTACTTTTTCAATACATTTACAAAAAAATAAATCCATTTTAATTAATAATTGACTTGTATTTTTTCTCCATAAAAAAAATGAATACTATTTTATTTCATTATTAATGATTTTATTTCTGTAATCATTTTATTCTTTTCCATAATTACATTATCCTTTTCCCGAAGTTTAAATTCCAAACTTGCTATTGTGACTTTATTTTTTGTCTCATTTTTTATCTCATTTTTTATTTTTTCATACATATATTTAATAATCTCAATTATTTCATCCATTTCTTTCAATGTTTTTGGCTTTTGTGATAATATTATTTTCATAATTTTAAAATCTGTCTCTGATATCGGAATATAATCTTTAATTTCTAATATTATATTTTCATTTGATACAAGTATATCACACTTATTTTTATAAGTTGTTTTACCAATATATAAATATCCATATTTCCTAATTAAAACATTATAAATATTATACATTAATTTATTGTCTAAAATAGGCGTAAATATAACCATAATATCCCTTGATTCATCAAAAAAACCAAAATTTTTATTCTCTAGTTTAAAATTCGGGTCAATTTCCATTTTTTTGGGATATTCTTTAAAAAAATAAATCAATTTTAATTAATAATTGACCTGTTATTTTATAAATAAAAATTATCACTCAATTATTTATTAAAATCGATTTACATATTTATTATAATAAACAAAAAAATGGATAAAAGACAATTTACAAATAATAAAGATTTATTTGAATTAATTATCGATATTTTAGAATATTACAAAGATATCGATTATTTTCAACCAAATAATCCTATATATTATCGTTGGGTAAATTCTTTTGACGATATCGAATCTAATGAATTCAAATACTTTTGTTATACTAAATTAATACTAATTAAATCCAATCTCCATAATTTTAATGATGATATTGTCGTTATTTTTGTTTTATTTGAAATATTATATCATAATAATGATATCACTAAAATAAATCCTAATTATCATCAATTATTTTATTATGATAATAATTTTTGTTATCATGATAAACTATTAATTGCCATATTAAATTATGAAAATATTAGTCACGATCATTTAAATTATAATGATGATAATTATTTTCATCAATTAAATCATCTTATTAAAATTAATAATATAAATATTTTTCACAAAAAATATGGTTATATTTACGTATTTTTTATAAAAAAAGAAAATAAAAAAAATATAATCATACAATATAATGAACATAATTATAAATATGTTACACTAAATTATAAACAAAATATTTTTTATGTAAAAGATATTATCAATTTATTTTATTTTGTTCAATCCGATATTTTTTATGGCGACTAAATTTTTTATTTTTTTATTCATTTTTTTTATTTATTTTTCCAAAAATAAAATATCAATACATGAAATATTCTCTCCCCGAACAAATGTGGTGTTTTATACACTTTTCAGTTTTATTGTTTATTACCATTAATGGTCACAAAATTTATTTTTTCAATTTTTTACAGTTCAAACACTGTAAGTCAAATCAGTAAGTCATCTGTATTAAATTTTATATAAATATAAAAACATTAATACTATAATAATGGACAAATATGTTTGTCTAATATGTAATAAAAAATATGCTTCGTTAAATTCTCTAAATAATCATAAAAGAAATTATCATAATAATGAAGAAGATAAAAAATATAAATGTGATTATTGTATTAAAGAATATGTTTTTAGACAATCAAAACATAAACATCAAAAAAAATGTAAAAATAATCCAACTGTTATAAATACAAATAATAATATTAATAATACGATAAATAATAATACAATAAATAATACAATTAATAATATTATTAATAATAATAATATAACAAATAATTATAAAGTAATTATTAATTTTAATAGTAAAGAAGACAAAGAAGCACCAAATAAAATATTTTCGGAAGAAGATAAATTTAAAATTTCAAAAATGCCATATTATGACATTATTCCAAAAATGCTTGAAACAAAATTAAAATATAAAGAATTAAATAATGTTAAAATTAATAATTTAAAAGACAAATTCGCATTTGTTTATAAAAATGGTAAAATGGAATGTGTTTCTAAGGAGTATGCAATCCAAAATTTATATAATAATTGTTATTGGGGGTATTCTGACATTTATTATGATTTACATCCAATTTCAGAAAAAGTTAAAAAACAATTTGATATACTTACTGAACGATTTGAAGACGAAGAGGATAAAAATACGGTTGAAGTTGAAAATGTCTCGTATAAAAACATGAAAAAATATAATGAAAATAAGACACTTTTATTATTATATAATAATAAATTTGATTAAGTTAAATTTTACTATAATAATATAAAAATACATAAATATTTTTTGATCCATATTTATTAAAATTTATTGGAGCATTATTTTCCGTTGTTAAAATATAATTATCTTCTTCAAAATCTCTGTCAATTTTATATTTTATTGGTAAATATTCTTCCAAATATTTTACCACATATGGATATAATTTATTTTCAATCTCATTTTTTGGAAAACAAATATTATTTATTTCTCCTTTATTTGATAATACATTGCACAATTCATATTTATATGTATCAATGTCATATGCACTCATAGCATGTGATAATCTTTCTAACTCTATTTTACCAAAATATACTTTGTTTATTTTTATATATTCATGCATTTTTTCTAATTCCATTACATCTTTTTCCTCTTTTTCCTTAATTTTTATCTCCATATTTTTCATTTCCAATTTATTTATTTCCTTTTTTATTTCCGACATTTTTTGATATAATTCTTTTAATTCTTTATTTAAATCTTCCATTATTTTTATTAAATATTATTTTTATATTGTATTATGGAATTCAACACTCCTTTAATTATTAATATTACTTCCTGACAAAATTTATTACATTTGTGTTACCCAAAGAAATCAGAGTTGGTTCCTGTATTTATTTGGGTAAAGGTAAAAACGGATCAAAAAATCCAAAAATATTTAATGTAAGACTTTGAATTATCTTTACTATTTTTTTATAAATAATAATCCCAATGATCATGGAACCATCATATTAATAAAAATGAGTTCAATACCAACTTTTTTACAAAAAATTGATTAATAATTTCAAATAAAAAATAAATAAAATTATTAATAATGGATAATATTATTAAAAAATTATTAAATTTTTATTTGAATAAAGAAAATAAAGATAATTTATACAAATATTTTCGACTTAATCATACTATTCAAAATAATGAATATGATACACAATTTGATGATTTATGTAATAAAAATATAATAATTTTAAAAACAAAATTAAATGATAATGATTCAAGAATTGTATTTTGTTTATTCAAAACTTTATTTGACAATGATGATCCATTTAATATATTTAATTTAATTAATGATTTGTTAATACCGGAAATATTGGAAAAAGAAAATATAAATAAATATGACGGTATTTCTTTACAAAATATTAAACAAATACACAATATTGATGCCTATGATTTTACAAAATATGGCAATGAATGGAACGAATATATTTATGAACGTTTAACAAATAATTCATCAATTAAAATAATTCAAGAAAATCAAATACCAAATGTTGTAACATATAAAAATTATCCTTTTCTGAAAAATATAAATAGTGCAATTGTGTCTTCACAAACTATTTTTACCATTCAAGATATTATCCAACATTTTTAAATAATTTTATTTTTTTATCCAAAACTATCAAGGTTTTATATAAAACAAAAGTATGGCCAATTATCTTTTTAATCACTCAATTTTTATATAAAATGGATTATATATTTTTATTACATTAAAACAAAAATAAGAATGGAATCAAATAAAAGACGAAAAACTAAAAAAGAATTTACTCTTGACAAAGATTTATTCAATCTTATTATTCATATTTTAAATTATTATAAAAATAAAGAATTAAATTATTCCAGTAATTATAAATATCATCAACAGTATAATCTTAATAGTATTAGAAATAATTTAGACATATTTAACTATCTTTGTTCAAGAAAATATATTTTAATTAAATCTAAACTAAATTCCAATGATATGATGGTTATTTATGCCTTATTCCAAATATTATATGATAACTCAACAAACAATATTTCTTGTCCTGTTTTTCAATATAAACATGGTAAATTAGATATTATTAAAGCTATTTTACGTCATGAAAAAATAGATTATAGACATTTATATGACAATGATGATGACAATAGTGATGATAACGGTTATAATAGTGATGATGACATTAATTATTATGATGAATTTATTGATTTATTGAATAAAAATAATATTAATATTTATGACAATAAATATTCAGATTTTTACATATCATTTATTAAATATTACGGTAAAGGTTATTCATCTTGTCACTATTATAATCAAAAAAATTATAAAGATATTTTATGGTTAAATCCATTTTATGGGTCACCTTTAATTGATAAAACTAAATTTAAAATAGAACATGAACAAAAAATATATCTTATCGAAGACATTATTAATTTATTTGAATTTGTCGAATAAATTATTTTATTTTTTTAACAAATTTGTCCAATTACCCACATTTTATTTTTTTTTTGAATTCGTTTGTCTATTTTTAAATAAAAAATAAAAATATATAATGAATTGTATATCCCAAATTCATAATTTTCTTTATCTTGGTTCAATGGATTCTACTAAAAAAAATGTGTTATTAAATAATGATATTACATATGTTTTTCATATCGGATTTACTATTTCTGAATCTGATAAATTGCAACATGTAAAATATAATTATATTGACATGGATGATAATTCCTTTAATAAAGATAAAATGATTGAAAATGGATTAATTATTACTCAAACTATAAACAATTTGGATTTACATAAAGAAAAAATATTAATTTGCTGTTTAATGGGACGAAGTAGAAGTGCCAGTATGGTTGTATTTTATTTATTATATAATAACCCAAAATTATCCTATTACGATGCAATTATATTTATTAAAAAAATAAGAAGTATTAGTATTAATCAATCATTTGCCGATAAATTACAAGAATATTTTATTGAAAATGGTTAATAATATTTTATCTCTAAATTATTTTTCATTTATGATATCATATATTGTCCGAATATCAGTTTCCAATATTTTTTTTATTTTTTCATTTAAATATGTCTCAAAACTTTTTTTTTCAGTTTTATAATATACAATATAATCACATATATAAGAAAATAAATCATACTCTATTGGATACAATCTTTTATCAATATAAATTCCAAATAATCCATTATAATTCAATGTTTTATGTCTTTTTAAATTTCTCAAAATATCGACAAACATATTACGTTTAATCACAGTTTTTCTTCTATTCCCTAAATTATATAATCCTACTTCCATTTTACGATTTTTTTTTCGTTTAGTATTAAAAATACGCAATAATTGTTTTAATTCCATTTTTTATTTCAGTAAATTTATATTTAATTAAATCCATTTTTTTATAATTTAATTACTCATTTTATTAATATTTTACCAACATTGAATTATTACTCATAATTAACATAAAATTGATTTATATATTTTTCACATTTTTTTTAAAAAAATGAAAAAAATATTTAAAGGTGAAAAAGATTTATTTAATCTTGTTATTTATATTTTAAATCAATATAAAAATAAAGAGTCTAATATACTATCGTCTAACCATAAATTTTACAAAATACGTCATGTAAAAAACATTTTTTCACCATATGACTCTTATTATGATATCAATTGTCAATTTATGTTTGATAAGGATTTTTCCAAATTATTATTGATTGAAACAAAACTAAATATCCAAGACGTTGCCGTTATTTTTGATTTATGTAAAATATTATATAATGATGGTAATGACCATTATTTAGTATCATCAATATGCACACTTTTTAAATCCATACTTGATTATGAAAATATTAGTTATGAAGATATTCATGATAATATTTATATTGATCATTCTGAATATCATAATTTATCTGACATTATTGAAAAAAATAATATAAACTATTTTGACATAAAATATGCAAATATTTATATTAATTTATTCAAGTCATACTATGATGATCATAAATATGAAGAATGTTTTGATACTGAAGGATATTTTATATATTCTATTCAAGATATCATTGATTTATTTGAATAATTTTATTTTTTCCCCAAATAAGATACATTCCTTTCACCAATATACTAAAATATCCACATAAAAATACCGTTAATTCCAAATTATTTGTCATTATTTTTATTTAATCATTTTTTTACCATCATTTTTTTAAAAAATAAAAAAATATTAATTTAATCTTGTTATTTATCATTTCATTAATAACATTCCTTTTGTCATTACAGTAAAATATACTGTTAATTCCAAATTATCTATCATAAAACATATTAATAATGGCACCATATAATATAAAGTATTTAAACTAAACATCATCATATTTTCATTCATCATAAATGGTAAAATAAATCCTACCCTTTTAAAATTAATTAATGAATCATATGTTTTTAAAATCAATAAATAAAATACCGAAATTAATATTATAAAACTTGGTATATCCAAATATTGACTATCATCCAATGTATAAGATAATAATCCTACTATCGGACAAATAAATAAATTTGTTACCATTAATGGAGTTATTTTTTCATCAGTTGCCATTATTATTGATAATAAACCCAATTCCTGTGATATAAATGTATATGATACTGTTCTTTCTATCATTTCTCTGTCAACTTCAACCAAATTTGTCTTTACTTTATTTTTTATAATTTTAATTCTTTTAAATGAATATACAACTCCTATTAATGCCAATACTATTATTATTTTCATTTTTATTTTTATTTTTCATTTTCTTTTTTATTTAATCATTTTTTTTATAATTTCATTACTCATTTATTATCGATATGTTACCGGATGTATTTTTATTTCTTCCGATATTATATTTTTATTCAACTCTTTTTTTGTCTCTTTTAATATATTTTCATATTCTTTTGTCAATTTTATATTTTTTTCAAACTCTTTTTTTATTTCTTCATAATATTTTCTGTTTTCCATTATTTTTCTTATTTTTTCAAATAATTCACAATCATTTTCTTTTTTATTTATTATGTCTTCAAGATGTTTTTCCGACATATTATTCATATATGCCATATATATAAATATATTTTCATCCGTTTCCAATTTCTCTTTCCATTCATTATCAATATCAATATCAAAATTCATATTTATTTCATTTTCATTCATCATTTTTATTTTATGCCTTATTTTTGAACAAATCCTATAAATATCCGAATATTCATCCAATTTTTTATCCACTTTTATCACATAATATATCACATATTTATTCATTATTGTATTTATATTTATATTTTTCTTTATATCAAAAAAAAATATAAACTTGATTATCCTCCACGTAATCTCAACACCAAATGTAATGTTGACTCCTTTTGGATATTATAGTCAGATAATGTTCTACCATCTTCCAATTGTTTTCCCGCAAATATTATTCTTTGTTGGTCTGGTGGTATTCCCTCCTTATCCTGAATTTTCTGTTTTACATTATCAATCGAATCAGATGGCTCAACTTCCAATGTTATTGTTTTTCCTGTCAATGTTTTTACAAATATCTGCATTATATTATTTATATATAATTTATTTCTAATCTACTTTTTATTTTAAAATAAATCAATTTTTTTCCATTTTTTCCAAAAAAACATACAATTTATATGCTATGTATAATTTTATGCATAATTTTTACTGTTATCAAATTTATAATATATCCTGTCACTATTATCGGTATTATTACCGGTATTATTCCATAAATTAATACATATTTTATTATTATTACCATATTTAATAATAATGTAGCTATTACTGATATTATTAAATTTAATCCCGTTGTCAACATATTATCCAATTTAAATGATACATCTGTAAAATACTGTTTTTCATAATATATTATTATATCTCCAAACATAAATGACTCTGGTTTTATTTTTGATTTACACGTAAATATATTAAATATTATACGTTTATTATTATATTTTTTTATATCTTGGTCCATATTCATTTCTAATCAACTCTTTTTTAATAAATCAATTTTTTTCCAAAAAAACATTGTAAATTTATAATAATATATTGTCCAATGACAGTATACAATCATACATTGCTATTGTTCCATTATATATAAAAATTATTATGTCTCCTATTATCATCATCGTATAACAATATATGTTTGTTATTATACTAAATGCAAAATGTGTCGTTAAATTCAACAATGTTCTAAACATATTGTCCAAAAATGACATAATATATGAGTTTTTAAATTTCTGTTTTTCATAACTTACATAAAATATTATTATATCTCCATACTCAATATCCTCTTCACAATTCATTTTTAACGTAAAAATATTTATTTTTATGGCTTTACTATTTATATATTCAGTTTCTTCTTCATTTTCAATATTCTCCAAATTTGAACTACAAATACCCATTTTTATTCCTATTTATCCAATTAAATTAAATCATTTTTTTTTATTTTTTATACTCATATTTTAATATTTTTAACCATCAAAAAAAAAACAATATATCTTTATGGCAATATATTATCCAACGATACTATACATTTATATATTGCTATTGTTCCATAATATATCAAATCACATGTATCTCCCAACACTTTAAATGTATATGCTAATGCATTATATATTACAGTAATTCCTAAATGTGTTGATAAATTTAATACTGTTCTCAACATATTATCCAATCCTGATAAAATATATGATTTTTTAAAATATTTTTTTTTATAACTAACATAAAATATTTTAATATCACCATATTGAAATTTATCTGACTGTAATACTTCTTTTAATGTAAATATATTAAACATATATGTCTTACTATTATGATAATAGGATTCATTATAATTTAATGGATTAACTGGATTAACTGAGTTATCTGGTTTTGACATCTTAATTTTATTTTCCATTATTTTAAAAAATATAATCAATTTTTTTATTTAATTATACTCATTATTTTTTCAATAATTTCCATACATTATATTCCATACATTTCTCATTTTTTTTATACTTTTTTTTAATTCTTCCGTCAAACTTAATCTCACATGATATGCTGTTACCATTATTTTCTTTTTTTTTAATGTTATTTCATGTTTTTCATCCACATACATATTTTCCATATTTAATCCTCTTGGTAATATTACTTCATCATCATAACATGATAAATTATTTAATTTTATAAATGGTATTCCATCATCCAAATGTAATATAAAAAAACAACACGGTTTTATTAGATATTTTTCTTTCAATTCCTTTAATATTTCTTCCACAATTATCATCGTTACCATAATAGTCAATGACGTTATTATAGCCACACCTAATGCTATACCCGCTTTTGTCCCTATTTTTATTAAATAATGATATCTTGCACTTGATGTTAATGGTGCTATCATTAATCTTGGTAACAATTTTAGATATTTTGTCTTGTCAATTATTGAATAATAATATCCCAAATACTCATTACTTGTTGTTGATATATATCCTTTTTGAATTCCGTAATTTATTGGATCTATCTTCATTCCCTTATCCTTAAACCCCCTGTATAATATCATTCCATCTTCCGATAAAGGTGCAATCATAAACATTTCATCCATTGCATTTATTGTTTTATCAATTATTTCATTCTCTTTTTGGTTGTCATTATTTAAATATTTATTTATTTTATCATACAAATCATGTGAATATTTTAATATTTTGTCATTTGCTGTAGTATCACCATACGTATTAAATAATATGTCTGATAAAAAATTATATTTACTTGATAATATATCTTTTTTTAAATAAAATGCATCCTTGTATTTACTTTCCAAATATTTATTATTTATACCACTTATTATTTCACTATTTTTTATATATGCCTTTAATACACCATTTATTACTTCACCTTTCTCAAATCTAAATATCTTCCTTTCACTATTTTTTATTTCCATCATGTCATTTTCATCCATTAATTCTTTTTCAAATAACAAATGATACTGTTTATTTTTTATTGTCCTTTTAAATGATAAATGATGTCTTATTGTCGTATATACACATTCCAATATACTACAATTATTTAACCAATTTTTTGAATACAATATACCCTTTTTATCAATTATTCCAAATAATACTATATTATTATTAAATTTTATCCATCTCTTTATTTTTTCATCATCATCCGTTATATTTATATCTTTATTTTAAGAAAAAAATAAAAAGTTACAATTATATCAATAGTTTAGTATATGTTTTACCTTTGGCATAATCTGTCACTAACTTGTCTAATAAATCAATATATATTTCAATATCTTCTTCATCATAACTAAATTTATTATCAAATAAATAAAATGGTTCATTGATATATTTACTTTTAAATGATGTAATATAATTTAATGCCATTAAATAATATTTATTCGCATTTTCTTTGTTTTCTTCAATAATTTCATAATACTTTCCTAAATATAAAAATGCTTTCCAATTTTTATATTTATATAATGGCGAATTTTCAACCTTCTTTAAATAATTAAACCCAATTCCATATTTTTCTAATTCCCAATTATATATTCCTAAATATTCATACAAATCAGCATGATTACAATATTCACTATTAATACTATCCAATAAATTTTTTCCATTATTTATGTGTTCTATTTTACATTTATCCATAAAATATTTTGCCAATAATATTTTTGCATTCGATTTAAAATATATATTCTCATTTGAAAATTCATTTAATTTATCAAATTCCTCATTTATTAAATAATACCTCACAACATACCATTTTATTTTTTCACAGTCAATTTTGTGTCTTAATTTTTTTATTCCGTATATCCAACATTCAACTGCATTTTCTTTTAACCCATAATTATAATATATTAATCCTAAATTTATAATACAATCCATAAATATATTTATTTTATAATTTAAAGAATTAAAACCACCACTATAACCAAAACAATAATCCAAACATTGATCAAAATAATCATTCCAATTTCGATTTAAATCAATATTATATACTAAATCTGTCAATATTTTTATCCCTTTTTCATAATGTGCTTCAAATAATGCATAATATTTTGCCAATTCATATTTATCATCAATATTATTTTCACTTTTTATCATTTTAATTAAATTAGTTTCCATAATTTTATTAAATTCTTTTTCCATTTTTACCTTTTCTTGACTTTTATACAAAAAAATATTTCATTTTTTTTTAAAAAAATAAGCCAAAAATTTATTATTTAACCAAAGGATAATGTATTTGATAATTTATTTTTTTAACACAATCATTTGCCAATGTATTTAACCGACTAATATTGTCTTTAATAAATTCTTCATCATAACTAAATTTTTTATCCGGTAAATACAACAAATTAATATCATAATCTCTTTGTGATATTAAATAGTCCAATGCTTTTAAATAATATTTATGAGCATTTCTATAATCATATTCAATATTATTATAATATTCTCCCAAATATAAAAACCCTCTCCAATTTTTGCGGTTTCCTGGTATAACCGGAGATTCAAGTCTTTTTAAATAAGTCAATGCTACCGAATATTGTTCTGATTTGTAATAATATATCCCTAAACATTCAGATATATCAGGATTAAACATTGACATATTTGATAACAATGATTTCCCTTTATCAATGTCTGATGCACTTTCTAAATAATATTTTCCCAATAATATTTTTGCAATACTCGACGTGTTATTATTAATCTCATTTAATAAAAATTCCTCCATTTTATCAATTTCATTATTTATTAAATAATATCTTGCAACATATTCTTTTATTTTATCAGAATCAAATCTGTCTCCCAATTTTTTTATTCCGTATCTCCAACATATAATCGCATTTTCTTTTAATCCATAATTATAATATATTAATCCTAAACATATTATACAATTCCTAAAACGATATATTCTTTCACTTTGATTTTCATAACCATATTTTTTCCAAATATCATCAAAATAATCACTCCAATTTCGATTTAAGTCAATATTATATACTAAATCTGTCAATATTTTTATCCCTTTTTCATAATGTGTCTCAAATAATCCATAATATTTTGCCAATTCATATTTACTATTGACACTATTTTCACTTTTTATTTTTTTAATTAATCTTGTTTCTTTTATTAAATTAAATTCTTCTTCCATATTACTTTTTTTTCACCCAATAAAAAAAAAGATTTCAATTTTTTTATTCATTCTTTTTCAATTTTTCCAATCTATCAATAGATAATAATTGCGATACTAATCTATTTATTAATTCAATGTTTTCTTCAATATTTTGTTTTTGTTCGGGATAAATATATTTTATTTTCAATAAATACATTTCATTATTATGATATCTTAATAATATTAATGAATTCATTGCTTTTATATAATATTTATACGCGTTTTCATAATCATTTTTAACATTTATATAAAATTTTCCCAAATATAATGATGCTTTCCAATTATATGCGGAATAAACCGAACATGAAACAACTTTGTCTAAATATACAAACGAAATTGCATATTTTTCTAACCCATAATAATATATTCCTAAATATTCATATATATCAATAAATTCTTTATTATTTAATAACAAAATTCCATAATTAATATCAGTTTTGCTTTCAATATAATATTTTCCCAATAATAAACTCGCATAATAATAATTGTCATTTAATATGTCATTTAATAAAAATTCCTTCATTTTGTCAATTTCATTATTTATTAAATAATAGTTTGCAATATATTTTTTAATAGTTATTATAAAATATCTTGATATAGAGTAACATATATTATCCGTTCTTTTTAATATATAACTACAATCATTTTTAAATTTTCTTTCCGTATTTATCCAACATTCAATTGCCTTTTCTTTTAATCCATATTCATAATATATTAAACCCAATGTTTCCATTATGCATATATAATTTACTTTTCTTTCTGTTTGATAATAATTATACCGACCACAAAAATAATCATACCAATTTCTATTTAAATCAATTTCATTAATTGTATCCTCCAATATTTTTATCCCTTTTTCATAATGTGTTTCAAATAATCCATAATATTTTGCCAATTCGTGTTTACTATTGATACTATTTTCACTTTTTATTTTTTCAATTAATCTTGTTTCTTTTATTAAATTAAATTCTTCTTCCATATTACTTTTTTTTCACCCAATAAAAAAAAAGATTTCAATTTTTTTAAAAAAAGTTGAAAATTAATTATTTTTTTATGCCATATGACACTAATATGTCTAATAAATAAATATTTTTTTCAATATTTTCTTCATCATTGTCAAATTTTCTATCCAATAAATATTTATTATTTATACAGCGGTTTCTAAATGTTATGATATTATCCAACGCTTGGCAATAATATTTATACGCATTTTCATTATTTTTTTCAATATTTTCATAATATTTTCCCAAATATAATAATGTTTTCCAATTTTGCCATTTTACTATTGATAAATATACAGATTGGACTTTTTTTAAATAAGTAAATGCAATTCCATAATTTCTTGATTCATAATAATATATTCCTAAATATTCAAATAAATCTTCATGATAACCACTATTTAGTAATGATATTCCATTGTTAATGTCTCCCAATTCTATATAATATTTTCCCAATAAGAATTTTGCATCATTTTTAAAAGATGTATTATTATTAATCTCATTTAATAAAAATTCCTTCATTTTATCAATTTCATTATTTATTAAATAATATTTTGCAACATGCGATTTTATTTCTATAGAATCTGATTCAAATTCAAATTCTGCCATTTTTTTTATTCCATATAACCAACATTCAATTGCATTTTCTTTTAAACCATAATTGTAATATATTAATCCTAAATATATTATACAATTCTTGAAATGATATATTCTTTTACTTTGATATTCTTCATCTTCATATTTTTTCCAAACACCAAAATAATCATTCCAATTTCGATTCAAGTCAATATTATTATATACTAAATCTGTTAATATTTTTATCCCTTTTTCATAATGTGTTTCAAATAATCCATAATATTTTGCCAATTCACAATTATTATAAATATTATTTTTTCTTTTTATTTCTTCAATCAATCTTGTTTCTTTTATTAAATTAAATTCTTCTTCCATATTACTTTGTTTTCACACGATAAAAAAAAATATTTCAATTTTTTTACATTTTTTTCATTTTTCATAATAAAATATAAATATTTAAATATGTTTTATTACTCACATTATTCAATTCTTGGCAAGTTTATGCATAAAAACAGCCCAAGGCTGTGGGATTGCATATATCTGCCACAAACTTAATAAAAAAAGAAAAAAATAAAAAAATAAAAAAATAAAAAAATAAAAAAATAAAAAAATAAAAAAATAAAAAAGAAAATAAAAGAAAAATAAAAGAAAAATAAAAGAAAAATAAAAGAAAAATAAAAGAAAAATAAAAGAAAAATAAAAGAAAAATAAAAAAATAAAAAAGAAAATAAAAAAATAAAAAAGAAAATAAAATATTTGAATACATTTTATTACTCACATTATTCAATTCTTGGCAAGTTTATGCATGAAAACAGCCAAAGGCTGTGGGATTGCATATATCTGCCACAAACTTAATAAAAAAAGAAAAAAATAAAAAAATAAAAAAATAAAAAAATAAAAAAGAAAATAAAAAAATAAAAAAGAAAATAAAAAAATAAAAAAGAAAATAAAAAAATAAAAAAGAAAAAAAAGAAAATTATAAAATAAATTTACAATTTGGACAATAATTTCCGCCATTTTTTATGTATATGTCAATACAATTATAACAAAAACTATGTCCACATTTAATGAAACATTTTTTATTTATTTTACAAATACAAATAGAACACATATTATCTTTATTATAATTATTTATTGGTTCGGTTAATTTATTTAATAAATTAACTGCACTTAATTTACATATTTCACAAATAAAATAATATGATTCCAACATGTATTCATCGTATTCATCATTAATATTATTTTTTATTTTTATAATTTTATTAAATAAATTATAAATATTTTTGCATTCATTGATTATTATATCCCATTTTTTTTTAAAATCAATATATTTTTTGTCATTTATTTTTTTTATATTCGTCGGTTTTCCTAAAAATATTATATAATCTGAATTATTTTCTAATTCATTGTTAATTATTTCTTCAAAATCATTTTTTACTTTTTTATATTCTGTTATTGAATTTACAAATAATTGATTTACAATATTTTCAATCTTTTTTCTTTTTATTATAAATAATTTATCCGAATAATATTTATATGATTCATTATTATTATTATATGTTATAATATTTACAAAATTGTCATCCAATATTATTTCTTTCATTATTATTTTTATCAAATAATCCAATAAATATGTTGTTTCATTTAATATGTCATTTATTATTTCACAATATTTATTATAATTATCATTATTTATTGACATTTTTTTTATTATTTCCAAAAAAAATAAATAATTTTCAAAAAAATCTTGATATTGTTTGTATAATTTGTCATATTTTACATTAAAAATATAATTATTTGACTCAATTTCTTTTATTATATTATTTGTCATGAAATATTTATCCATATAATTTCATTTCTTTTTTTATTATACTAAAAAAGAAATGAAATTTTTAAATCATGTCAATAATATCTTTTATCTCAAAGATTTTTTGTCCCTTACCAGCCAATAATGGTTTTGGTATTTTTTTATACGATTTTATATCATACACTCCTAAATAATTTAAATAATATAACCATAACTCTAAATATTTCAAATCAAATGTTTTCATTAACAAAAAATCATCTTCAATATCCTCATCTTCTTCTTCATCATCTTCTTCTTCTTCTTCATCATTTTCATCATCATTTTCTTCATCATTTTCATCATCATCTTCTTCTTCATCATCATCATCATTATTCAAATAACATTGTTTTAAAAATTCCAAGTCTTGAAAAATAAAATAATTATTGCTGTAAATATTATCAAAAATACTTAATACAATTGCCATATCTTCTTTTGGTAATTTACTTTTTACCAATAATAATTTTGCATTTGATTTAATTTCAAAATCAGTTTCCAATGTTTCTTCAATTAAATGAAAATATTTATAATTATTTTCAACCAATTTTTGTTCCTTGTCTAAATAATATTTTAGTATTTCTTTTACTAATTGTTCCATATTATTTATTTAATATTAAAAAAATAAAAATAAATCATACAACTATTTTGGTAAACATTTCATTTAGTTCATCAACGTCAAATATATAATCCATTATTTTATAATTATATTTACATTCAAATTCAATTGATTTATCAATATTTATTTTTAAATTATCAACATATTGATAAAGAATATCAATCATTTTTAAATCATATAAAATAACATAAAAAATAACTGTAATATTGTTTTGTTCAATTATTTTTATTTCCTTAAATATTTTTTTCATTCAATATTTTTTATTTAAAAAAATATTTCATTTTTTTAACCTATGAAATGTCTTAAATATAACTCATTATATCCTTTTTCATTAAATTCTTTACATAATTTATATTCTTTATTATCATAATATTTTATATAAAAACAATTATTACTTTGAAATAAAGATAAAATATTATTTATATTTATATATTTTTCATTATTTGTCTTTATTAAAACTAAATTATTATAAAAAACCAAAAATAATATTAACAAAATCATTGTTTTTATAAAAAAATAAAAAAAATAAATCAATTTTTTAAGCCGATAATTCATTTATTAATTCTTTTATTTTTAAATAATCCTCATGATTTTTATGTCGTTCAGAAAATTTAATTTTTTCACCCATAATTTTATCATATTCAATCATTTCACTTTCATATTCACTATTCTCTAAAACAACTTTAAAATTTGTAGGGGGAATATAATCGTATGATTCGTCTGAATTTTTATATTTATTAGTCGTATTTTTTTCATAGTCAAATTTTGATTTATACATTTTTAAATATTTTTCAAATAAAGGTCCATCTTTAATAAAATATTCTTTCATTTTAAAAGGTTTAGCAACATAATCTATTGGACTTTTTTGATAAGTATATCTTATTTTTAAATGATTTTCTTTAACCAAAATAAATTCGGCATAAACAAATTCACTATGATATTTTAAAATATTGTTCTTTATTGGTAATAATTTATCAATATCAAAATTAGCATATTCAGATTTTTCAATCAAACCATATTTTCCATAAATAATGTCATTTATCATGTCATTATTCGATGCCACTAATTTTTTATATTTATCTTTTATTTCATTTGATTTATTTAATGCATTAATTAAATTATCACGTTCATTATTTAACAAATTAATAGTTGTATCATGTTCCATAATAATTTTATGTATTTCAAATTGTTTTTCTTTTAGTTGTTCTAAATTGTTTTTTAGATTTTGGATTTTTTCATCTGGATCATTTAAATTAGTCAATTCATTTAATTCATTTGTTTTTGTTTCAATTGATTCATTAATTACATCACATTTTTTTACATGTATGTTTTTTTCATTTTGAATATTTGCTATTTCTTTATTTTTATTCGATATTTCTTTTTTTATATTATTTGACTTATTTTTCATTTGGTCTTTAAAATTATCAATGTCACCATTAAAATCAGACATAATTTTTTTTTCAATTATTTCTGAATATTTTATAATTTCTTTTGTATTGTCAAATATACTATATTTATTTGAAACATATTTGTAAATCAATTGTTGGCAATCTTTTAAACTAATATTTTTGTAAATATCAATTTCATCCATTATTTTAAACTTTTATTTTTTATTTCTTATTTCAATTTTTTTATTTCAATTTTTTTATGCTCGTCCATATAAAAATATGTTTAATGCAAGTGATTGTGGTTTATTACCACCATTTATATACAATGATGTAGGTTGAATATTTTGATAATTACCCTGAACCGCTCTTCCAAAATTTTTTTGGTCATTTGATACACCTCTTCTATAAAATATCGCACCAGTTGTTAGTTTTCCCATTTATATATTATCATCAGTAATTAAATCATAAACCTGATATTTTAAACATTTATCCTTTTTTTTATATTTTTTTTTTAAATCATCCGACATACTAACTCTTACATGATGTGCATTTATTATACTACTCATACCAATTAATTCAAAAAAATTTCCATATAATAATCCTAATTTTATTTGATAATTTGTATCTGTATTTATATGTGTCAATTTTAATCCCCTTGGTAATAATATTTCATCCCTTGTTTTTGATAAATTATTTAATTTTATATATGGTATTCCATCATCCAAATGTAATACTACAAAACAACATAATTTTTTTATTCCTTTATATAAAAAAAATGAAGTAACCGAATTTAATAATATTTGTGACGATGATGGTATATTATTTATAATTGAATTATAAAAACTTGTTTTATCAATTGGATTTAAATTTTTAATTGTCGATTGAAGATCAATATATTTATCATTATTCATTAAAGATGTTGTATCAGTTATAAAAATGTCTTTTAATTTACTATAAATACTTTTATTTAAAATAACACTTCCATTGAAATGATTAATTATTGACATGGATACTAAATTTATTGCAATAAATAATATTAACTCATCAAATACTTTTGTTCCAATTACGTATTGATATGCAGTATATGGATCTAATGTTGTTGACATAAATTGGTGTTGTATTCCTAAATTTACATTATCCTTTATTTCATTTGACATATTTAATCTATTTGTATTGTATCCTCTATATAAAATCATATTGTCTTCTGATACAGATGAAATCATAAACATTTCATCCATCACATTAATTACTTTTTTAAGGTCTTCATCTTTTTTTCCGCCATACAAATAATTATTGTCATTTAAAAATCTATTAATGTCATTATACAATCCTTCTGAATATTTTAGTAATTTTTCTTCATTAATCATTGTTCCAAATAAATTGTATGCTAAACGATTCATAAAATAATCTCTTGGAACATAAAATGCATCCTTAAATTTACTTTTTAAATATCTTGATATATTTTTTTTCTCATTAAAAATAGGATTGTCTACTATCGCTATTTTTGATATCCCCATTATTATTTTTCCTTTTTTAAAATGAAATGATGTTTTGTTTGAATTTAATATTTTTAATACATCATTGTAACTTATTAAATTCTTTCTTTGATCCAATAATAAATATTCATCACCCTTTATCGTTTTTTTAAAAGATAAATTATGTAATATTGAAGTATATACACATTCATAAACATAATTTGAATTATCAATCAAATGTGAACGATATAAAAAATAAGGCTTATCTGTTATATCATAAAGTGTTATTAAATTTAAATCTTTTTTACTCATATTATATATCAACAATTTTTTACTTTGTTCATTTTATTTTATAAATAAAAATTATAATATGAATTTATCTGAATATTTAATTACTCATAATATCACATTTTATGAAGGACATGTCCAACAAATTTCTGAACAAATTGAATTATTAAACGAATTATCCTTTAATTCCGAAAAAATATTGGAAATTGGATTTGGTATGGGACACTCATCTGAAGTTTTTTTGTCATCTCATCCAAATAGAATTGTTGTTAGTTTTGATGACGGAAATTATATTGGTTATTCTGTTGGAAAAGGATTTATTGATTTAAATTATCCATTAAGACATACATTAATATTAGGAGACAGTAAAAAAACATTACCCAATTATATTAATAAAATAAATACCACTTTTGACTTAATTTTTATTGATGGTGGACATTCTTATGAAACCTCAAAATCAGATTTATTAAATTGTAAAAAATTGGCAAATAATAATACTATTGTTGTCATGGATGATATTATATTAAATGAAGATTGGAAACAAGATTGGACTATTTTTCCCACAACTGTTTGGTATGAATCAATAAAATTAGGAATTATAAAAGAATTGGGAATAATTGAATTTGAAAAAGGTCGTGGAATGGCATGGGGTCATTATATTTTTTAATTATTTATTTTAAATTTAATCATTTTTAATTGTAATTTCATGTTTTCTATTTCTAATTCATTTATTTTTTTTATATACTCCATCTCTTTTTTTATTTTCATATCCAAATATTTTTGTCCAATTTCATCCATTTTATCATAAATTTTATCAATCGTTTTTTCCGTCGTCTGCAAATAATCATCCAATTCCTTTTTTGCATCCAATAAAAATATGTCTGATATTTTTACAAAATACAACAAATTATTATTTTCTTTAATATTACAAACATAATCATTTTCTCTTTTGTATAAATATAATCCAACATCATTTTTTATAAAACGATTATTATTACATAATAATGATACCCATTTTATTATGTCCAATAATTCCCCCGAATTTATAAATAATTTTAATAAATTTTGGTAATTAATAAAATAATTATCATCAACATATATTGAATCAATTCCATATTCTGTTTTTAATAATACATTTTCAATATTTACATTAAAAAATTGAGATAATATATCTTGAACATTAAAATATATTCCATTTTCTTTTAATTCTCCCTTTATTCTTATTGATTTTTCTTTATAATATTCACAAGATATATCCGACATTTTCTCTGAACTATTATTTATCCATTTCACAAATTTTTTACAATTTTTTTCTTTTTTTGATTCTATCCATATTCCACCAATTTTTTTTGCATATACAATATTTTCACTTTTTTTATCAAATCCCTTTATTTCATTTATACAATAATAAAATTCATTATTTATCTTTACTGGATTCATTTGATTTTATTTATTTAAAAAAATTGATTTCATTTTTTTTTTTACATTTTTCATATGTATGCATTAATTGAATATTTTATACATAATCATGAAGAAGAAGAAAAAGAAGAAGATTATAATGTAATTGAAACAAACAAATCTTTTGACGAATTATATTTAAAATTAAATAATATTTTAAATATAATTATTAATAATAAAAATATGGATAAAATGACTGAATATAATGAATATTATTTTATAAAAAACTGCAATTCTATTGATGATTGTAAATTTATTGAAAATATATCTCATTCCATTTATAAATATAAAATACTTAGACTAAGTTTTTTGGAATATTATAATAATATTGATGACAATTATTGTATTTCAAATTTATATGTTATCGTTTTACTTTAAATTTTCATATTTTTTTATTCAGTAATATCAACATTAAACCCATTGCAGAATAATTATGTAAATCTAATAATGTATCATTCATTGATTCTTCAACACATTTACATTCATTTTTATATAATGACAATATTCTATTTATTTTATCCACCATTCTTATTATAATTCCAATTATTCCATATTTTGCAAATGCATCTCCATAATCATTATTTTTTTTTTTAAATAATTCTAATCCAATATTTTGAATTTCTTTTATATTTGTCCTATTTAATTTTAATGCCGATAAAATATTTATTTCAATTAATATATTTTTTAATTCATTATAATCGTCAATTTTTACTATCAAATCCGATTTTTTTATACATTTATCAATATTTTCTTCCAAAATATAAAAATAAGTATCCAAATTTATTCCCAAATAATAATCAGTCATTTCATTATATTTATTCAATATATATTCTTGAATACAAATCATTTGTTCAACACGACCCATTTTTATTTATATCAATATTTTTTTATATTTAATATTGATACAAACTTGTCGATACTAATGTTACTGACCATTCGGATCCATGTAAATTTAATGTAAAACCACGATCATCCAATAATTTTATATGCATTCTACTTATATCCACTGGACCAAAATATATTCGTTGATTGTCTTGTAATGATCCACTAAATTCAACATATACATCTCCCACACTCATTCCCGAATGTTTTACCGGTATTAATGCAAATGTATCTGATGATGTCGGAGCCTTTCCTCTATATGATGTCGTTTTTTCTCTATTTTTTATAATCTGATTCACCGAATATATTTGCGCCTGAGTTAATGTTCTTGGTGCAGTCGGTAATACTGTTGGAATATTTTTATACAATAATGTTATTTTTTCAGTCAAATTAAATCCAATATTTTGATTTTGATTTTGATTTTGATTATTTATAATTTGTAATTCATTTGGTAATGTTCCCGTATTTGTGCATAAATGGGGAGTTGTAGGATTATAATATGGTGGTATATCCAACACATTTGATATTTCAGTTATTGTTACTAAACCATTATTTATATGATTTTGATTAAAGTCATCAATTACTAAAATTAAATATTTTGTTCCATATAAATCCAATACGGCTGGAGCTGTATTTGTTGTTAATATTGGCACTTGGGGTAATCTAAATCCCATTAACCAACCCAATGTTCCATTTATTGCCAAGTTTTGTGCCTGACATCCCGATGTTTCTGTGCATATATATTCACCAGTAAAATCAAAAAAAAGAAAATATGCCATGTTTTCATTTATTATGTTTCCATTTGGATCTATTGATCCACCTAAATATAATGATATTTTACCATTATTTGCATTAAAACTTACAAATATATTACTGTCTGACGTAAATCCAGATGTTAAAAATGCCGTGTTTAATGTTGATACAAAATTTGTTGCCGTATAATTACCTGGTTCAATTGATACCAAAAAATGATTGTCATTATTTACAACCCACATACAAGTATTGCCATATTGATAATCAATTACATACCATGTATAAGGTATTTGAATTGAATATAAATTCAATGAGATAACATCTGTTAAAGGGTCAGATAAATCCAAAGTATAATCTGTTGATATACTATTTATTCCTCCAGATGCTTGTCTAAATTGACTGTCTAAATTTACTATTCTTTTTGTTATATTTTCCAAATTGGGATTTAATTTATCTTGTGCTACTGGTAATGCAAAAGTATTATTTACACCTAATTCTTGTTTTTTCATTGGCACATGTTCGTTATCATATACGTCAATTTTTTGTTTTCTTTCTGTTATTTTTTCATTTTGTATTTTATCCTTTTGTTTTAATGCCTCATTACTCCACCACTCATTTGTTTGTTTTTCATTTGGTGTATATTCAGATGCATTTCCAGTTTCATTTGTTTGTTTTAAATATAATAATAATTTATATTGAACTTTTTGAAAAAATAATGTTAATTTTTTATTATTTTCTGTTTTGTATTTATTTATTAATTTATCCGTCTTTTTTATTATTCTTTCTTCCGACATATTATTTTCATTCAACTTTATAAAATCCAATAATTCAGATATCGTATAATCATCCACATTTAATGACATTTAATAAATTAATTTTACAAAATAAATATATGAATATTTATAATAAATATAAATATGAACTTGATAAAATAAAATTATATACAAATAATGATTATATTTTTAATATGTTTTTATATTATGGGTTTAATATTGATAATAAATTTATTAAATTGGATTCAAATATAAATATATATGAATCAGGATTTGTTAGTTTATTAATAAAATATTATATATTAAAATATAAAAAAAAAGAAAAATTAAATATTTTGGAAATTGGATTAGCATATGGAACATCATCAATTATTATTATAAATCAAATATTACAATATCCTTTTTCAAAATCTTTTGATATTTTAGATCCATATCAAGAAAAAGATTGGAATAATTATGGTATTAAACATATTAAACAATTTTTAGGCAATAAAAAACTGGATTATCATTTATATAATGAAGATTCAACAATTATTATGCCAAAATTGAGAAAAAAATATGACATAATTTTTATTGATGGTTCACATTTTGAAAATATTGTTATTCAAGATTTGGAAAATTCTGATAAAAAAATAAAAATAAATGGATTTATTATTTTAGATGATGTCAAACATGATGGAGTAAAAAAAGCATTATTATTATTTTTTAATAATAATAATAAATATATAAAAATACACATGAATCGTAATGAAAATGATATTATTGCCGATAAAATAATATATGATAATAATTCTATAAAAAAATCATTTATTAATCCAAATACAATGTTTTGTTTTCAAAAAATTCGTTTATAATGGTTTAAAAAAAAGTAAAAATATTATAAATGGAATTAATAATTTATCCTGATCAAAAAATGGATTTATCAAAGATTAAATTTGGACACTTTATATTTAATAAAATTGAAACATCGGATCCAATATTATTTGAGCTTCCTTCAATAGAATGTGCAATAAACACTGATTTTATAAAATCAGTAAATTTAAATATTGCCTATGGCCCAATTATATTATATAATAATACAGACAAAAATGTTGTAGTAAATTTGATTGAAAATCATAATGATAAAGATGTTTATTATTTTTTTAATAACATACGATTATTAATAAAAGAAGAAAATTATTATGTTTTTGATTATCGAAAAATAAATAAAATTAAAAATAGCATATCATCAATTAATTTAACAGGCAAATCAGTTTTGTCATTTACAAAGACAGAATTTGATAAAAAAATAGGAATAAGTAATTTACAAATATTATCAAAAAAATATGATGGTGCAAATATAAAAGTATATAACAATGAATGTCAAAAAATGGATATTCCACTTGAAAAAACCTATGAAACAATTGTTTTTAAAAACCCATTGGAATTAGAATTGGGAACAACAACATTACGATTATCGGATATTGATTATTCAAATAATACAATATTATTTGACTATGTTGAATTGGAATAAAATTATTTTCCACATCCACCACATCCAGGTTTTAAATTATGAATTCTATCAATCATTGGAGTTTTTAATGTTGTATATTTTTTTGAAGCTTGTTGATTATATAAAAGTTGTTGTTGAATATAATAATATTGTTTTACTTGATTATATTGTGGATTATCAAAACGCATTTTAATCATTATAAATTATACATTATATTATTTTTCTTGAAATAAATCCTTTTTTGTTTCAAGAAAAACAAAAGACATATTATATGGGTGCAGGTATTTTACCATTTTCCATAAAAAACAATAAATTATATTTTTTATTTGGAAAAGAAAATAGGTTTGCAGATACACCAGGATGGTCAGATTTTGGAGGAGGACAAGACAATAATGAACGACCATTACAAACTGCATTACGGGAGGCAGTTGAAGAAACTACTGGATTTTTAGGGAATAAAAAGGATATTAAAAAAATAATAACACAATATGGAATAAGAACAATAAAATGGAATAATTATACAATGTTTTTATGTTATATACCATATGATGAAAATTTGGTTAAATATTATAATAATTGTCAAAAATTTATTCAGAATAATTTAAATCCAAAAATAATAAAAAAAAGTAAATATTTTGAAAAGTCGGAAATTCGTTGGTTTTCGGTATCAGATTTAAAAAATAAATATTTATTTCGTCCATATTTTAGAAATATTGTTTATTTATTACAAAAAAATTTAAATGTATTATTCAATCCAAAATAATTCATTAAAATAATTACTGGCAAAATATTCTTCAAATAATTCATTGTAATAAAATTCGTAATAATTATTACTTATAGTATTATTATAATATTTATAATAATTATTTGACAAAACTATTTTATAATAATTGTCACCTTCATTTTCAATTATAAATTCCAATGATTTTGTTGCATCCAATTCAGCTTTATCTTTTATATCTTCTTCTTCTTGGTTCATTTATTTTATTTTTATTTTTATTATAAAAATATTTCAATTTTTTTTAAATTGACAAGTTTCATTTAATGGGTTATTGATACGAATACAAGGATTACATGGATTTGATAAAAATGTGAATCCAGAAATTTCATTAGGAATATCATTATTGTCAATTAATTTTCCGTTTTTAATAATTCCATTATCTGAACATTTAATATTTCCATTATCCGAACCATAAATTAAAAATTTGCCTTCAGGAGTATTCCAAAACAATAATTCTTTCATGACTGTATTATTATATATTTTTCTTGATCGATCAACTGCAGAATCAAGATCAACAGATAAAATGGAACTTTTACTTATTTGATTTTTATATTCTTTAATTGTTTTGGGATTCCAAAACCAATGATTATGTTTTAATAAATACAAGACATCGGCTTCAGTTGCTTGTTCTTTGACTTTGGATATATCAAATTTTAAAAAAGGAAATGAATTTTTAATATATTGATTAAATAGATCTTCGGTATTTTGACTCCATGAAAATCCTTCCATTGTTTTATTGAAACATGTAAAAAAAATAATTAAAAAAAATAAAAAAAAAATTAAAAATAAAACCATATTATATTATTTTTTGATTTTTATTTAAATTTGTTAAATAATTTTCCAAATCAGACATTTTTTTTCTTTTTTTTGAATTTATTTCATTATTATTTTCTGAATAAAAAGGGTCAATTTTTTTATATAAAATTATGAAATTATTCAATTCTTGTTGATTACAAAAATAATTGTAATTATAATCATCATAATATATTTGTAAATTTGGACAATCGAATAATTTATTTGATTCATTTAATGTTTGACATGAAACATATTTATCAAATAAATCATAGAAAAACATGAATAATTTATTGTATTTTAATTCAATTTTATTTTTAATTGTAATAATTATATGATAATGAGATGCAAAAGTATTGCAATAGTCATCATAATTTAATTTAACATAATTATTAAAATTAAATAAATTAAATAATATTTTAATATTATCTTTATCAATGTTGATACTATTTAAAAAATGATCAAGATCAGATGTATAATAATAAATAAATTCTTTATAATATAATGAATTTATGTATTTATATTTTTTATTAATATTTTTCTTAATAGTGAGTATACTATTTATTTGTTTAAATTTATTATAATCATCATAATGATTTCTAATATATTCGTCAAATTTTATTGGACAAAGTAATATGTCAATAATATTGACAAATAAATTATCGACAATAATATCATCAATAAATTCATTTTGTTTTTTAATATAAGAATCCAATATAAAAATATTATATCTATTTAAAACATCGTTATCTGATAATCCAACATAACGGTCATTTAGTTTTGACAAAAAACAGTCATAGTCATAAACTATTGACTTGTCATTTTGAGATTCTTCAATGACATCATTAAATAAACAATCATTAAAAGTATTTTTTATAATATAATTATGTTTAAAATATTTTTTTGAACCATTTATGGTTATATATGGATGATATATTTTTTCAGATAATTTTAAATATGTCAAATAATTGTCCAATAATTTTTTATTATTACTAATAAGTGATGTTATTTTATTTTTAAAGTTTGTATAATAAATATCCATAAAATACTGATATTTACGGTCAATAAATCTATTGACTACATCATTTAACATATATTTTCTAATTATAATACAATTTGGTATATTGGAAACTGATTTAATAAACTCATTTTTATCAAATATTAATTTTTCAAAATTTAATTTGTCTATTGACTCATTTAATTCAGTAATTTCATCTTTTAAATCAAGGACAAAATCTGTATAATAATTGGAATATACTGTATTAATATTATGTTCAAAACAAATATCCATAACCCATTTTGTTATATCAGTTTCTGATTTTAAAGATATTATGTATAATAAAAGGTTTTTATTTTTTTTATTTAAATGAATTATAAAATTAGAATATTTAAAAATAATATTATGTATAATATCATCACTAACTCTTTTCATTTTTTAAAACACATATATAAAAAAAATATTTCAATTTTTTATAAAGACATGGATAATCTTGAAAATCGAAATAAAATTATAAAAATAATGGCCAATCCTATTCCTAATATTTTATTATAAAAAAAAGAAAATAAAACAATGACCAACAAGAGAGTATTTCCAACTAATGTATCAAATAATGAAATAAATGCGGTTGGAATCGCATATAATACAGTCCAAAGAAAAAAGAAAAGAACGACAAGTCCGACAATTAAATTCAAGTTTTTCCGTTCTAAAAACATAAAATATACAAATATAATAAAAAAATGGATTAATAAAATTCGGATTAATAAAATAAATGTATTGTTGTTTAAAAAACAAGGAAATAAAATATGAAATTGCATTAAAATATCCGAGATCTGTAAAATATAGAATAATAAGTAAAAATACAAATGGATGGAAAGAAGAAGATGACATTAGTAATTGGGTAAAAATGAAATATTTACAAAGCAAGTGGGATAATTATTTGGTATATAATGATGAAATTGCAAACAATACAAAAACAACAGATGGTCATTGTAAGGGTATTTTATCATGGACAAATAAAAAAATTGGATGGTTAATTCATTCAGTTCCTAAATTTCCGGAAAAAATTGGATCAGCTATACAATATGAACAATTACAATACGGACAATCTTTTATTTATATTGAATTTTCAATTATTCATTTATCAGAAATAATTGGTCAAATAAGTAAAATGAATCCAAATGTATATATTGGTAATAATTATATTGATAAATTATCAAAATGTAATGAATATAAAATATATCCGATATTGCAAAATAAAATATATCATGTATCAAAATCGGAAAAATATGAGAAGGACATATATGAGGATATATTGGTGAGGGAATTTGGGGATGGTTGTTTTGTAGAATCATGGATAAGAGGAAAAATAATTCAGGATTCTGAAAATGTAAAAAATATTAAAGAATTATCTGGAAATGTTGAAGAAACGCATGATCATTCAAAATTTGCAGTTAGTTTTGGAAAAGAGAAATGGGTATTTATAGGAGATTTAAACAGAATGGAATCTCAAAAAAAAAGAGGTGGAGGAGGAATTTTGATAAAAGATGATGAAATACATGGATATTTTTTGGAATTAGTAATGCAAAAAAATAAGTAAATTAATAAATATTTTTTTAAAATGAAAAAGTAAATGTGTGGTATTTTATTTTATAAAAAAAGTGAGGTAAATGAAATTCCAGATACAACCATGTTAAAAATAAGAGGACCAGATGCATATAATGAAAAATCAATTGGTGATTATCATTTTATTTTTTCAAGATTGGCAATAATTTGCAAAGAAAACAAGGGTATTCAGCCAATTAATTTATATAATTGGAATATTATTTGTAATGGAGAAATTTTTAATTATTTAACTTTATGTGATATTTTTGGAATTGATAAAAATTTATTGGAAAGTGACATTGATATAATGTTGCATTTAGGTGTTGATAATATTTATAATTGGGCATCAAAATTAAATGGAGATTTTTCGGCAATTTTATATAATTCAATAACATGTGAATATTATGTAATAAGAGACCCAATTGGAGTAAGACCTTTATATGTTGGATACAATAAAAATAAAGAGCCAATAGCATATTCAAGTGTTTTGGCACCAATATCATTTTGTGATTCATTTGAAGAATTTCCACCGGGAAATATTTATTCATCAAAAAATAATATTTATATAAAATATCATTCATTTAATTTAAATAATTACAAATTTGATTCAAAAGATTTTGTAAAAAAGATGATTTATTCGCAATTATATGAATCTGTATATATTCGCATGGTTCATACAAATGTTCCAATTGCATTTTTATGTTCGGGTGGAATTGACTCAAGTATATTATTAACAATTGGAACAGATATTTGGACAAATCGTTTGGGAAAATCAAAAAATGATTTGCATTGTTTTACGATTGAATTTATTGATACTCAATGTCCATCATCTGATGCATTTTATGCGACAAATTTAGCAAATGAGTTGGGAATAAATCATACGGTATTTTCATTTACAAAGCAGGATATAATAGAAAATTTGGAAGATATATTGGATGTATTGGAGACAAATGATTATAAAACGGTAAGAGCATCAATTCCGCAATATTTTTTGGCAAAATATATTTCAATAAATACGAATTACAAGGTGATTATATCGGGAGAAGGAGCGGACGAATTATTTTTAGGATATAATTACATGTCAAAATGTCCATCTGGAAGGGATGCAGAAAATGAGTCTGAAAGATTAATAAATCAGATATATAAGTATGATGTATTAAGGGCGGATAGGACAATGTCATCATGGGGATTAGAATTAAGGGTTCCATTTTTGGATATTAATTTTGTGGAATGTGTTTTTAATATATCGGGAGAATTAAGAAATACGAATAAGGAGAAGGAAATATTAAGAGAGGCGTTTGAGGATTACAAGGTGTTGAAAAACACAAGAATTTTGGAAAGAAACAAGGAAAAATTTTCGGATGGATGTGGTTTATCTTATATACCTAATTTATTAAAAATAATGGCTAGTTTTTATGGTATAAATGATTGTCCGAGTGTTCATTTATTGGAAACATATGAAAAAAAATATGTTTCTGAATATTATAAATTTCATGGTAAAATTACCGACAAGTTAAAAGAAAGAAAATTGCCAAATTAAAATTGGGAAATGAATAATGATAAAGCATTGGAATTATTTAGTGATATTAATAATGATGAAAAAAAACAGGAAATAAAGTCATCAATATATGATCCAAATGATTTATTTCCTACAATGAAAATTGATAATAAAAAAGAAATTAAATCATTAATATATAACCCAAATGATTTATTTCCAATAATGAATATTGACGATAAAAAAGAAATTAAATAATGATGAAAAAAATAAGTTATTATTATTTCATTCCATTATAACATGAAATCAAAAATAAGATACATATGTAATATAGATGATTTAATTTTGAGTTAATAATGATGGATGGTATTAATAAACAAAACAACATTATAATAAATTGTAATGTAACAAATAATATTTTTAACCAAGTGATATTATTATTGTTTGGAAAATAAATATCTTTCATATATTTGAATGAAGTCATATAATTTTTATTCAATGTATTTTTAAAAAATATTTCGGTAATAACAACATAAAATATTTGCCAAGACAAGTAAAATAAAATTGAATAAGAATAATTTAATTTACTTGGTGTATTTTGTTGACAATAATAATAAATATTTGGTAATAAATGTATATATAATGATGTCATTTTATTCATTTTTGTTAGTATAAATTTATTATTCCAAATAATGATTGCTGATGACAACATTCCAGTGGAATGAGTATATAATATATTTGACAAGATTTCATTTTTGTAATAAATATTAAATAAAGTGAATAATATTGTAAAATAACAAAAATCAAACATAAAGAATTGATATTTACGTTTTATGAAGTTGTAAAATATTATTGTTAAAATGGTAGACATTAAATACAAATAATAAAATTCAAAATTATGTGGTTTATAAGTCATTAAATAAATTACGGATAAAACAATAAAAATATTAATAATAATAATCATTTTTTTTTACGATTTATAAAAAAATGATTTCAATTTTTAAGTCATTAAATAAAAAAAATGATTTGATTTTTTATAAAAAGAAAAAGTAAAATGGAAATATTTGTAGAAATATACGATACAATTGAAGAATATATTAATTATTTTGCTAAATTAATATTTGATTAATGGTCTTTTTTTTATATATTAAAATATAAATGCCAACGATTGCAACACCGTCAAATAGATATAATAGGGCAAATAATTTATCAACAATGTTTGATACAACATTATTGCCATATAATAAGTCATATAATAATTGTAATAATTCATTATGTTTTACATGGAGTAAAAATTTCATATATAAACCACATTCAGGATATGGACGTTTAGTAGGAACGACTGCATGTGCCAGTCGGGCGCAAAAAAGAAGATTATGACCGACGTTTTTTTCTAGATTTTTTAACTTTTCTACTCATTGGTTTTTTTTTATATATTTTCGCCGCGTCTTTGAGGGCATTTTTGAACATATATCCATGTTTATGTTTATTTTCATTGTATACTTTTTTTACTAAATCAGTCCAATCAGTCATATATATATAATAATAAAATAATGAAAAAAATGGAAATAAAAAAAATAAATATGAAAAACAAATATGACAAAAAATCAATTTGGAGGAAACAAACAGAAATCACAGGCAAGAAAATTTATTCAACAAAAGGATAAATCAAACACATTACGATTTTCGGAAAATAATTGTGAACATTATGCGATTGTAAAAAAATTATTGGGTAATGGAAGATGTTTGGTTCATACTCATGAAAATAAGGAAAAAAATTGTATAATAAGAGGAAAATTTCGGGGTAGAAAAAAAAGGGATAATACATTAAAAGTTGGATCATGGGTATTGGTTGATACAAGAGATTGGCAATCATCCGAGTCACAGGATTGTGATTTATTAGAAGTGTATACAGATATTGAAAAAGATAAATTAAAAAGTAGTCAATTGCCGATAAATTGGGGAATATTGGATGCGAATAATTATCATGTGGACGCATTATTAAAAGAAAATAATACGACTGATGTATATTTTATGAATGAAAATGAGGAAGAATATGAAAATATAATAAATAAGTCAATGGAAAATAATGAAAATAAAATAACTAAAGAAGAGTATGAATATAATATAGATGATATTTGAAAAAAATGATTTATTTTTTTATAAAATATTGAAAAAAAACAATGAACATAGTTGAAAATATATCAATAATAGTATTTGTAACATTATCTGGAATTTTTAATTATTGGATAATAAATAATAATATTGGAATAACATTTTCATTAATAAGTGTATTATTATTGGCTAAATTTGTTGGAAATCAGACAGAAGAAATAAGTGAAGTGGTTGGTGAAATATTGGGAGGAATAACAAATGCAACATTTGGAAATGTATTTGAATTATTATTTTCATTGATTGCACTATTTAAAAATAGGGAAAAATATGATGAAATATTATTAAATTTATTGATTGGAGGAGTTGTATCAAATATATTATTGGTTCTTGGTTCATCAATTTATTTAGGTGGATTATATAATGATAATCAAATAATGAAAAATATTGAAATACATTCAACCAATGCAAGAATTTTATTAGTATCATCAATATTGATAACCATACCAAGTCTTTATAAAGAAATTAAATGTTATAAAAAAGATATAGTATACATAATTTCGCCAATAGATAATGAATTTGAATGTAATACAAGAAATATTGATATAATAATTGCGATAACATTATTTTCAACATTTGTTGGTTTAAATGTATATCAATTAAAAAATAAAAAAAATGAGTATAATTTGGGTGAAGAACAAGAAAAATCAATAAAAATGAATATATTATTTTTATTGATTGGTTGTGGAATTGTTGGATTTATTTCTGATAATTTAATAAATGATATTGAAAATATAAAATCAAATATATCATCATTAATATTCAGTTTTGTAATTAGTGGATTTATCGGAAGTTTTCCGGAACATTATACGGCAATTACTGCATCAATACAAAATAAAATTGATGAAAGTATATCTATAAGTTTAACATCATCCATACAATTATTAATGTTTATACCAAGTATTTTGGTATTTTTGGGTTTTATAAGAAATCGTGAATTTACACTTGTAATGCCATGGTATTTATTAATACCAATGAATATAACAACTTTATGTTCATATTTATTCTTACATAAAAAGAAAATGATTTGGATTGAAGGATTATTTATGATGTTTGTTTATTTAACAATTATTGTAACAATATGTAATTGGTAAATTATATTTTATTTTTTTGTAAAAAAATGATTTAAAAATAATGAAAAAAGGGATATATATGGATATAATGACATTAAAGATATATATTGAAAATGATGAATTAAGATTGGCATATATGGACCATATTGAGAATCATAATAAAAAGATTAGGGAAAGTAAATTTCCGGATGCGGGATTTGATTTATTGGTTCCAAATGATATGGAATATTTGGAAGATTTATTAAAAATAGATTATGGAATAAAATGTTGTGGAATAATAAATAATAGATGTGTATCATATTATGTTTATCCACGTTCATCGATATCAACAAAAACGAATTTAAGATTAGCGAATTCGGTGGGTATAATAGATCAGGGATATATAGGAACAATATCGAGTGTGTTTGATGTAAAAAAGGGTGGAAAAATAGAAAGATATTCAAAATTGGTTCAAATATGTGGGTATGATTTGCGTCCAATAATTGTTGAATTGGTAAAAAATGAGAAAGAATTGCCAAATTATAATGAGAATGAGAGAAAATATGGAGGATATGGATCAACAGGTTAAAAAAAATATTTAATATATGTGTTTTGATGCAAAAACATCTTTAATAACTTTTATGGTATCATTGGTATGTTTTATTATATTAATTTTTTTTGGAAAAGATAAAAACGATTTATTTGCGGGAGTGATTACGATATTAATTGGTTTGATGCAAGGATTAGAATACATAATATGGAATAATCAAAATTGTAATAAGGTGAATCATTATGCGTCAATATTAATAATATTTTTATTATATTTGCAACCGATTATATCTTGTATAGTATACGGATATTTATTTGGAAGTATAAATTTGTTTATTGAATGTGTATTAATGACATTAATAACTGGATATATAATATGGTGGTTAAATAAAAGAAGATTATGTTCAAAGCCAAGTAATGGTTCATGTAGGTTAGTATGGTCTCCATTTTCGGTATTATATCATACAAATATGAAAAGTTTTGGTTTATTAATGTCATTTTTATTTTTTTATTTTTACATTATTTTGCGAATGTTTTTTAGAAAAAGAGATTGGGGAATAAAATATCCGTTTCGTTTTTGGATATTGCCGATAAGTTTTATAATTGCGAGTATATATTGTTGGATAGTGAATGGTGTATTTAATAGTATAGATATATTTGGTTCAGTTTGGTGTTTTATGGCAGTTGGATTTGGGATAGTATCAATATTACATTTATAAATTTAGTTTTTTTTTATTTTATAAAATAAATGTCGGATACATTGGTAATAATATTGGGAGAAACAAGGGCAAATGAATTAACATTTAATAATTTCAAACAAAATGTCATGGATGAATTAAATTGTGATTTATGTGTATGTATTGGTGTTAAATCTGGTTATGATTATGACAATGATTTTTATAAATTAGCAAAATATAGATTTATATATAATGAACCAGATGATTATGGAGAAGCATTTGATTATGCATATGAATATGTATTGGGGACTGGTGAAAAATATGAGTGTATGGATAATATGAATAATTTAATGGGTAAGGAAAAAAGAGAAATATATGATAAAAATGAGGATTATGATGAAATAATAAAATATACTGAAAACTATTATGACGAAACATTAAAAAATAAGGTATATGGTATAAAGAATCAAAATGAAAATTATTTATATTATGAAGATAATGTGATATTATATAAAAAACATTTATGTTGGCGTGAATATTTAAAAATAGGAAATCAATATTTGGGTGGAATAAAGGACAAATACAATGAACAACCAGGATCTGCGGGAATATTATTATTTTATAGGTGGTTTTTATTGAAAAATATAATGGAAAATGGTTTAATAAATAAATATGAGCGTTTTATAATAACAAGAAGTGATTTTATGTATCAATTACCACATCCTAAATTAGAATATTTGGATAAAAAATATATTTGGATTCCAGATGGAGAATATTATGGTGGATATACAGACAGACATGCTATATTATCAAAAACAAATGTAATTGGATATTTAAATATATTAAATAATATGTTTTTAAAATCAAATGAATATTTTACAAAAATGAAAAATAGAAATGATTGGAATTTAGAAAAAATAATAAAATTTCATTTAGAACAAAATGATTTATTAAAAAATGTTAGAGAGTTTCCTTATATTATGTATTCGGTAAGAAATAAAAATGGATCGACAAGATGGTCAAAAGGAGTATATGATGAAAAATTGGGTTATTATATAAAATATATTGAAGAATACAAAAAGTCATTGTATTATAAAAATAAATTTGAGAATTCAGATTTGGTGGATATTGATTTATTTTATAAAAGTTTAATATAATATTTGTTTATAACTTATTTTTTATAAAAAAAGGATTATTTATTTTTTTATATAAAGAACAAAAAATGGATAATCAAAGAAGAGCAATAAATATTCAAATAGAAAGACTTGAAGAACAGGATATTCGAAGAATAATAATAAATAATCAAAGAGAAAGACTTGAAGAAAAAAAAAATCGTTTGCAATTAATATATATCATTCTTGTAATAATTTATGTAATAGCAACATTTTTTATGGTATTTATAAAAAATAAGATTTATTTTATTATAATAACATATTGTTATGTATTTACAATGGGAATGTGTATTGGAACAACAATATTATATGCTTTATTTATGAGTTAGTTTGAAATTATGACTTATTTTTTATAAAAAAAGGATAATTTATTTTTTTTATAAAAAGGACAAAAAATGAATATTCAAAGATCAGAAATTAAAGAAAAAGCGAACTATTTTAAGATAATATATTTTATTCTTGAATTAATTAGTATAATATTATTAATAATTTATATGATATTTTTAAAAAATAATAGGATTTATGTTACTATAATGGTATGTTATGACATATTTATCATGGGAATGTTTATTGGATCAGAAATGTTATATGATTCAATAATGAATTAAAAATTATGACTTATTTTTTATAAAAAAAGGATTATTTATTTTTTTATGGAAAAAGGGAAAAAAATGAATATTCAAAGATCAAAAATTAAAGAAAAAGCGAACTATTTTATGTTAATATATTTTATTCTTATAATAATTATTTTACTATTTATGATTTTTACGGAATTCATAAAAAATAATAAGATGATTTATGTTACAACGTTAATACATTGCCATGGATTTATTTTGGGTATGATTATTGGAACAGAAATGTCATATAAATCAATAATGAATTAAAAATTATAAAAAAGAATAGTGAATAAATTATTACTTATTTTTTATAAAAAAAGGATTATTTATTTTTTTATGGGTAGAACAAAAAATGAATATTCAAAGAGATAATGAAAGAACACCAATAAATGTTCAAATAGAAGAATCATATATTCAAAGATCAGAAATTGAACAAAAAAGATATCAGATTGCATATAAGTGTTATAAATTAATAATGATTTATATATTATTGATATCAATTATGATATTAATAAATAAAAACAGTGATAATATTTCGGTAGTATCATATTGTAATTTATTTCTGTTGGGTGTATATATTGGATCAGAAACATTTTATTGGTTAATAATGAATTAGAAATTATGACTCATTTATTATAAAAAAAGGATAATTTATTTTTTTTATAAAAAGGACAAAAAATGAATATTCAAAGATCAGAAATTAAAGAAAAAGCGAACTATTTTAAGATAATATATTTTATTCTTGAATTAATTAGTATAATATTATTAATAATTTATATGATATTTTTAAAAAATAATAGGATTTATGTTACTATAATGGTATGTTATGACATATTTATCATGGGAATGTTTATTGGATCAGAAATGTTATATGATTCAATAATGAATTAATGAATTATTTTTTTATAATATAAATGGGATGGTAATAAATAAATTATAACTTATTTTTTATAAAAAAAGGATTAATTTGTTTAATTTATTTGAAATAAAAAAATAAATTAATGACAGATAATATTGAACCAAGAGAAAATAATTTAATGGTTGGGGATATATAATTTTATATTATCCTTTTTTTTACTAGTCATTTCATATAAAAAAAATGAAATAATAAGATTATTTTTATTTATAAAAAATGGAAAAAAGTATTGAGTTAAAAATAGAGGTGCCAATAATTGTGCCAACTTTAATTATAATTGGAATAATAATAGCAATAAGATCAATAAAATAAGAATTAAATATTTTTTTTTAGAAATAGTTTGGTGTTAATTGATATATTTGATTACAAGTATCTCCATTTGTTGCATAAGGAAAAGGTTTTTGTTTTTGTGTAGGATTTGCACATTTACGTTGAATATGCAAGGTATGTTGACTTGAAGTTTGTGCATTTTTTAGGTTTTTGGTATAAGGTGCAACACTTGCTTGAACGGTATATCTGTATCCTCTTGCTGGAGTGGATTGACAATTATTTGGTCCACAACGTTTAAAATAATTGATATATTTGGAACTATTATTAATATCAGTATAAATATCATTTTGTGCGCTTTTGGTATGAATAAAAAGTCCTTGTGATGCGGAATCAGTTTGATTTCCAGTATAATTAGGTTGGACCCAATAATTAGGATATGTTCCAGTAAATGCCCATTTATATTTTTGTCTCAACATATTATAAGTAGAAACTGTGGTTGGTTTAACAAATTCGGTTTGATTTCCTTCAATAAAAGCATAAGCTAAATCGACATTAAAAACATTATTATAGTTATTATATTTTCCTAAATGTCCTCCATTGCCAATGGCAAATGCTCCTCTGAAGGGTGTTCCATTTTTGCTGTATTCGGATGTTTTTCCGATATAAGTTCCGGATCTATGTGGTCCATTGATTGAGAATCCGGCAGAGGAGTAGTTATTGGAATTATCGATTAAATCAACGGAATTGGTGGTATTTTTGGTTCCAAAAGGTCCTTGTGGCATCCATAATTGATGGGTAGGTTTACCACTAACATTTGATCCAAATCTAATTACTGATTTTCTTTTGAATGCAGTTAAAGACATATTATATACTCATTTTTTAAAAAAAATGGAAATTGATTAATGTAGTTTTATAAAATAAATAAAAAATGAATTATTTATCATTATATTTATCGGTTGTTCAATTAATTACATCAATTATTCCATTATTATTGTTAGTTTCATTAATATTAAATTTTATGGATATTTATTGGTATGAAGTATCATCAAATGATAAATATAATTTGATATTAAAAAATATAAAGTATTCAACAAAAAAAGATTGTAATTCAAAACCTTTGGGATATTTTATAGATTGGAATTATGTTGGATATATTGATAATAAATATGAGATAATTACAATACTAACATTTAAAAATGTTTTTGAAAAATTAATAAAAAATGATAATATACAGTTTAACCAAATAAATAATGATATTAACAAAAAGGAAAATAATGAAATAAATTTAATTAAAACATCATTCTCAACTTTTATGGGATATAATTATTCTACAAGATGTATTAATATTAAGTATATTAATAATGATGAACAAACACAAATAATAGAAAACATAATTAATATTTATAATAAAAATAATACTTGTGTTGTATATTTATATGGAAAATCCGGAACTGGAAAAAGTTATTTAGGATTTATATTGACATTAAAAGTAAAAGGAAAATTAAAATATGAATTTGATTTATTAAAACATAATAATAGTTTTGATGTTTTATATAATTGTATAAGACCATCAAAAAATGAACCATTAATTGTCATGTTTGATGAAATTGATTCTGTTTTTGAAAAAATAAAAGTAGGAATAGAGACACACAAAGATTATAATCCATTTATTTATGATAAACAATCTTGGAATGTGTTTATGGACAATATAAAAATAATATATCCATTTACTGTGTTTATTTTAACGTCAAATTTATCAAAAAATGAAATTGATGAAAAATATGATGAGTCTTTTATAAGAAAAGGAAGAGTTGATTTATATTCTGAATTAACGATAAAAATGATTTAATTATTATTGATATTTTTTTTTATTTAAATGAAGTCTTTATAATATAAATAATGGAATTTCCTTATTATAAATTGATATGGGAATATAATAAAGAAAAGGTTGATGAAATAATGAATAATTTTAGATATAATATACAAAATGAAATACCAGATTCTTTAAAAAAGATGAAATTAAACAAATATGAGTCAAAATATATAATAATAAAGGATAATTGGCAAGAAAATTATTATTTGAATCAGATAACAGATTATTTTACGGAAAAAGAGAGAATAAGATGTAGTTTCAAGAATTATGAAAGTCCATTAATTTATTGGAATAAAAACAAGGAAAAAATGATAAAGAAATATGGATATTCAATAATAAAATTAAGGGAAGGTTTATATAATGAAACAAAATTTTGTAATAATTTTAGGATATCGGTATCATTAACAATATTATCAATATTTAGGCCCAAAACATGGTTAGATATATCTGCTGGTTGGGGAGATCGATTAATTAGTGGAATTTTATATGGAATTGAATATTATTGTGGAGTGGATCCGAATAATAATTTACATGATTATTATAAAAATATAATAGACACAATGGTTGAAGAAAATAAAAGAGAAAATTTTGTATTAATAAATGATGCATTTGAAACTGTTGAATTGCCTACAAAAGTGATGGAATATGACATAGTATTTAGTAGTCCTCCATTTTATGATTTAGAGAAATATTCGGATTCAGTGAATGATTCATTAAATAAATATCCGAATGAAAAAGAGTGGCATGATTTATTTTTAATGACAAGTATAAATAAGTCAATAAAATATTTAAAAAAGGGTGGTTATTTGATATTATATATTCATAACAATAATTATTTGAATAAAAAATTGGAAGAATTGAAAACAATTATGGAATATAAAGGTTGGATATATTATTATGATGTAAATAATAATCCGAGGGGAATACAAATTTGGAAAAAGAATTAATTATAAATTAATTCACCATTTTTTTGTAAAAGTGACAATGTTGATGTTAAATAATTATCTCCTTGATCAATAAAATTATTAAATGTTAATCCTACTTTATTACTTGCAGTAAAACTATTATCATAAAAAATATATAAATCATTTTGTGTTTTTTGTAAAGTAGTTCCATCATCAAATTGAACTGTAAAAAGTCCGTTGTTTATTGAAATAATTCGTGCTTTATAATAAAGATTGTCTGATTTTTGTGTTAATACAATTTGTCCAATTCCAAAAGTATATTTAACATTATAATTATCTGGATTATTAAAAAGGATTGGTGAATTTCCGCAATGACATTTATCAATAATTGCGGTTTTTGTTGTTTTTCCGCCATAAATTGGAAATGCTGGATTAAATGGGTATGGTGTTCCAAAATTTGGCGGAATAATTCCTCTTTTTAATGGTGATTTTCCTTTTATCCTATTTAAATAACGATTATAACTATTATGTTTTATGTCAACTCCCAATCCGCCTGGTGTGCATGCACCGGGTCTTAATCTTGTTCTTGTTCCTCTTGTTGATGTTCCATAAGAGGATGCGACTGGTGTTTCATAATGTGGTTCTTTTCTATCACTCATTTGTTTCCAATTTACGTTATAATTGTATATAGAAGGTGGTTGATAGACATTTAATGAAGCTAAATTCATTGTAAAAAGGGATGATGGAATACGGACTGTATTTTGAATTAATTTAAGACGTTGATATTGTGATGCGGGTGATGATGATGATAAATTGTTATTACATGTTTTGCATTTATAGAATAAATTGGGTTGTTCAAATTCTTTATCGGATGTTCCATTATAAACATTATTGAATTGTATTGCGGATTGTTGTTGAAAAGATAACATATATATATTAAACATAAAAATTGAAATGAATTTTTACAGATGATAAAATATAAAATAATAATGGATTCACAAGAAGTAATAACATTGGAATATTTACGGACATTTGTTGATGTAGGTAAATTTATTAAAAAAAATTATAAATATTATAAATATGATAATTATATATTATTAGACATAGATATAAATTTGGGTAAACGTATAATAGGAAAATATAATTTACATATTAGTATTATTAACAAAGAAAATAGAAATATTAAAGATAATTTGGTTAATGAATAAGGTGGTATAAATACTGATAGATTAATTGAATTTTTAGAACATAATATAACAAGTAAATTGAAAAATAAATTAATTATATTGGATAATGCAAGTAGTCATAGAAATGAAAGAATAAAAGCATTAGTAAATAAACACAATAATTTGTTATATGCTGTTCCGTATCAACATTTTACAAACAGTATCGAAAATTACTTTAGTATGATGAAATCAAGATTACAAAAATTAAATGGTTTAACATATAATAATTTGAAAGAAAATATAAATAAAGTAATAAATGAAATACCAAAATAAAAATATGAAAATATTTTTAAAGGTGCTTATGAAAGACCAGATAAATATGTTCAAAAGAATAAAACAAAAAAAGTAAAGAAAAATTATAAGTAATTATTTATAAAAAAGATTCTATAAATAATCGGCGTTTGAAATGTAAAAAGGTGTAAAAAAAAATAAATGAAGTCGATAATATATTTGTAATAATTGTAAGAGAATTACCAAATCACAGTATTTTTGAAAGTATGACACATTTGTTTAAATATAATACTTTTGGTTTAATATTTATTACAGAAGATACAAATACCATAATATATCATTATTGGAATTTGGATTTTGATAAAATAATTGAAAAGTATTTTGAAAACATTGAAAATATATTAATATTAAATAAAGTGCCATTATTATGTGAAGAAAAAACAACAAAGGTAATTGATTCATTTCTTAAATTAGAAATTGAAAAAGGATTGTAAAAAAATTGAAATGTTTTTTTTACAGATGATAAAATATAAAATAATAATGGATTTTGAATTACAAGAAGTAATAATTATGGAAGATTTAAAAATGGTTATTAATAATGGTATATTTTCAAAAGAAAATTATAAATATAAAGATAACATATTTTTAGATATAAAGGTGTTTAAAAATAATTCAAAAGACAAATATAGTTTAACTATTGTTATTAATAAAGATAGGGATAATATTATTTATAACCATTTCGACAATATTGAAGAATTGTATAAATATTGGAAATTATTTAATAATTCATTAATATTTCATAATGTATTAATTAAATTAGATGATACTGCATTGTATTTGTTTGATACTTATGAAAATCATAAAAATCCTAATGATATTATATATGCATATTACAAAACAAATAATTTTAATTTTGTCATATCAAAAAAAATAAATATAATTGACATATTTGTATTAATAATAAATAAATTAAACAACACACGATACTCATTTAAAAAAGAGGATATTGGGTATGAGATTGAGAAATATGGGTTATTCTTTATAAGAAAAGATACGTATTCAATAATATATCATTATTCGGATTCAGATTTTAATGAAATAATTAAAAAATATTTTGAAAATATAAAAAATGTGTTTTTAGTATTTGAGAAAAATAGTTTGGTAATTGATTCATTTCTTAAAATAGGAATTGAAGAATCGGTTTAAAAAATTGAAATATTTTTTTTGAAAAAGGAATTAAAAAATGAGTTTAATTGGAGTAATAAATGAATATGATTATAAAATAAATATTATGGAAAATGATACAAATTATTATATTGAAATATATGATAAAGATAATAATATACAAATGAGTTTTATGAATAAAATAAAAAAAAATGTATTTACAAGTAAAGAAGTATTTATAAATAATATTTTTAATTTGTTTTATTTTATTGATAATAAAATAATTTACAAGATAAATAAACATATGGTTATTACGTCAAAATATTTAGACATAATTGGTTGTAATAGAGTTGGATATAATGAAAAAATATTTGGTATGGATTTTACGGTTGTGATAGATAAGGAGGAAATAATAAAATTGCCGGATAATTTTATAATAACATTTTATGATTCAAGTAAATTATTTTATGATATTATAAGTATTAATGAGTCAAAATATTTATCAGAGACAAGACTTGTAACATTTATGAAAGAAATTGAAAATAATTATGTGATTGATGAAAAATATTATTTGAATGAAAAGGTAAAATATTTTGTTGAAAAAGACATTATGGAAATATTGGATAATTTTGTGTCATTAAATTTGGAAAATATTGATCAAATAACTTTAATAAAAATAATAACAATAATAAAAAGAGGATTATTTAGGGTAAAAAAAATGATTTGTGATATTTATTGTGACATACAAATTACGAGTGATGATAAAAATAATTATAAAATTACGTTTAAATATGATAAAGTTGATGATAATTTAATGTTTATATTTGCTAATTCTTTGGCATTAAGAAAATCATTTACGTCATTTTTTGACATATATGAAAATTGGGAAAAAATAAATGAGAAGGAGTTTTTATTATTTGAGAATAAAATGATTGAAAAATCGAATGAAAAATATAAATGTTTTTCAAAAATGGTATCATTAAAAAATGTAAATATATTTTACTATGAAAAAAATAATATGTGGATATTGATAATATCATATAAACAAAAAAATATAATTATAAAGAATAAAAATTTATCAGAAATTGAAAACATTGTTGATAAAATAGATGATTATGTGATGGTATATAATGATTCATTAATAAGAAAAACATGGTAAATTTTGATATATTTTTTTGAAATAATATATGAGTTTATTTATTGATTTTTTATTTCCCAAAACAAATTCTTTAAATAAAAAATCAAAGGTTGTTGTTTCTCCGGAAAGTGAAAAAATATCATCTGTTGTTCCAATTGGTGAAAAAATATCTCCAATAAAATTAATATCAAGAAGAAGTAATAATACGATATCAGAAAATAGAAAAAAATCATTAAATAAATCTTCAAAAAAAAGTAAAACAAAAATAATTCAGAATTTTATGAAAAATACAAGAATAAAGCGTAAATCATTATTTTTGAATACAATATGTAATGATTCTGGAATGTGTTTGGCATTTGGATTAGAAACAAAAAAAATAAGAGAATATTTTGATAATTATAGTTTTGAATATATAGTAAAGCCACCAAAACGAATTGGTAATGATTCAGTAAATGGTAAAGTATATGAGGTGATGTTTGAAAGAAGTGGTTATAAGACATATGGAATAATAAAAGAGATGGCGAATAATGATTCGGATAATTTATTTTATGAATATTGTGTTGGATTGGCGATAAATAAATGGAATTTAAAATATCCATGTTTTATTGAGACATATTATTGTTATTATAATAATTATAATGAAATAAAAAAAATAAAAACAATAAAAGAAAGTTGCAAGATTGGAAATAATAAAAAATTATTAATACAACATATAAAAACTCCGATTACGTTTTATGATTATATAAAAAGAAATGAATATGATTCAGAAAATATAATAAAAATATTATATCAGATATATTCAGTGTTGAGTATATTGGCATATAATTTTACACATTATGATTTACATGGTGATAATATTTTATTATATTTTTTAAATGAACCAATATTAATGATTTATAATTATGAAAAAAATAATGAAATAATATTTATGACAAAAATAATTGTAAAAATAATTGATTATGGCAAGTCATATTTTTATTTATCGGATAATGATAATTCAGAAGTTTTTTTTAGGTATAATGAAGAATATTGTAATGAGAATATTCCAAATCCGCATTATAGATGTTTAAATAATATAAAAAAGAATAAAAGCACAGATTTAAGATTATTATATATATTAAAAAATATGTATTATAATAGAGAAATAAATATTGACGGTGATTTAATAAAATTAATAAATATATTGACAAAATCATATAATCCAAGAAATAATTATTGTATTGACGAAATAGAAACAGATATTAATAAAAATGTGATTAATAATGTGGATGATGCACATAAATATTTATATAATATAATGCATAAATATAATCCGAACAATTATGACTTGTATGAAAAGAATTTAATAATTGACATGACTGGTGAAAAAAATATGATTATGAAAAATGCAATAATCGGAGTATAATATATTATGGCATATGAAGTAGGATTTGACATTGATAAAGTATCAAATATATTAAAAAATAAATCAAGAAATAAGACAAAAAAAAATTCTACACATGGTTGGTTTAAATGGACTAAAAAACAACCGACAAAAGATAATTTATTGATTGAAAAAACAAAAAAATTGGATGAATCAATAAAAAGGTCGAATGAAAAAACAAAAAAATTGGATGAATCAATAAAAAGATCGAATGAAAAAACAAAAAAATCGGATGAATCAATAAAAAAATCGGATAAAGGATTAAAAAGGTCGAATGAATCAATAAAAAAATCGGATGAAGGATTAAAAAAATCGGATGAAGGATTAAAAAAATCGGATGAAGGATTAAAAAAATCGGATAAAGGATTAAAAAAATCGGATGAAGGATTAAAAAAATCGGATAAGGGATTAAAAAGGTCGAATGAATCGAATGAGAGATTAAAAAGATTTAATGAGTCAATAAAAAGGATGAATGAATTATCAAAAAGGTCGGATGAGTCATTAGAAAAAAATTCGTCATTATTAAATTCATCAATGAAAAAAAGAATAAGGGAAAATATGAAGGAAAAATCGAAACAGATATATCGTAATATGGAAACAGAATTATTAGAAATGGTGGATAATATATTGTTTGAGAATTCGAGTAAATATAAAATGACATTAATAGAGAATGGTATATGTATAAAAAAAAGATAAAAAAAATGGAAATAAAAAATAAATAAAAGGTAAAGTAAATGAATTTTACGGAAGAACAAAAGAATGCGTATAATATTTTTATGAATAAGAATAATTTATTTATAACGGGTGCAGGTGGATGTGGTAAATCATATTTTATTCATAAAATATACGAAAATTTTCCAAACAAGAGTATAATAAAAGTATGTGCAATGACTGGATGTGCATCATTATTATTAAAATGTAATGCGACAACATTACACAAGTGGGCAGGTATTGGATTAGGAAATGGAACAATAGAAGAAAATGTGGTTAAAATAAAGTATAATAATTTCAAGTCAAAGGCATGGAAGGAGACAGAAATATTAATATTGGATGAGGTGAGTATGTTGTCAGATTATTTATTTGAGATGTTGGATAGAATAGGTAAAGAAGTTAGGGGAAATGACGAGCCATTTGGGGGTATACAATTATTATTTTCTGGTGATTTTTATCAGTTGCCACCAGTATCAAAAAAAAACAAGGGAAAATATTGTTTTGAGAGTAAGATATGGAAAGAAACATTTCCGTATTGTATAGAATTTATGAAAATATTTCGTCAAGTGGATGAAAGATATATTGAGATATTAAATAATATAAGACATGGAAAAATAAATAAATCGGATTGTGATATTTTAATGGAAAGAGTAAACAAAGTAAAAGAAAATAATAATATAACCAAAATATTTCCTACAAGAAAAAAGGTGGATGAAATAAATATAAAAGAAATGGAATTATTGGGAAATATAGATGAATATGTGTATGAAATTGAATTTTTATATGATATAAAGGATGATAAAAAAATGACAAAAGAATTGGTAAAAATAAAAGAAAATATGTCAACTGAGTATCAAAAAATAGAATTGGAATATATGAAAAATGGGTTAATATGTGATAGTAAAATTATATTAAAAAAAGGTGCATATGTAATGTGTGTGGTAAATAAATCAGTAATTGGGGTGGATAAAAGGACTGGTTGTGCGGTTGAAAAGGTATTATGTAATGGAAGTTGTGGAATAATAACTCGATTTGAGAGGTATCCGGTGATATTATTTGACAATGTAGAGATATTAATGAAACCGCATGTATGGCAAAATGATCGTTATCCTTGGTTGGGTGTAATGCAAGTTCCGTTGATATTGGCATGGGCGATAACAATTCACAAGTCTCAGGGGATATCATTAGAAAATGCGGAAATAGATGCTGGCAGTGACAATTTTGAGTATGGACAAATATATGTTGCATTATCGCGTGTAAAAAGTTTGGAAGGATTATATTTGACTGGATTTGATGTATCAAAAATAAGAATATCGACAAAAGTTGTTAATTTTTATGAAAAAATATCATCAAAAAAAATAAGTGCTGAAAAAACGGATTATATTGATAACGAGGATATACCGATTGCAATACCGGTAATGGATATTTATCATGTATCATGAAAATAATTTTCACTCTCATTTATTGAAAAAAATGGATTTGACATATTTTAGTAAATAAAAATGCATTTGGATTAAAATAATATAATCAATGTATAAACTTTAATTTAAAAAAATAAATAATTATTGGCCGTAATTATTTATTTTTTTGGTCAATATTTGTTATTTGTGTTTAACGTCTCATTTTTAACAAAAAATGGAAAAGCATTTTTATTATCAATAAAATAAATTAAAGTTTAAACAATATTGAATAAATATTATTGAAATAATATTATGGCCGTAATATTATTATTAATATATTTATTAAATATTTGATTATATTATTTTTTTTTGTAAAATTATATTTTTTAGTCATTTATTATAAAAAAATGAAATCATAAAATAATAAAAATTGGTTTATAAAAAAATTAAAATGTTTAAAAGTATGCACCCAAAATCAATAGTTAAAAATGTTAAAAATGTTGAAGATGATGAAAATGGCGTTAAAGGTAATAAACAAAAACAAAAAGGTAATACCCCACCCCCAATATCAATAGTTATGCTCGAAAAAAGAGTTGAAGATGATAAAAATGGTGTTAAAGGTAATAAACAAAAACAAAAAGGTAATAATCGAAAACAAAAACAAAATGGAAATAATCGTAATAAAAGAAGAACCAAAAATTATAATAATAGTAATGTTGATAAAAAGGTTGAAAATGTAGTCAATGTTGATGAAGAGGTAGTCAATGTTGATGAAGAGGTAGTAAATGTTGATGAAGAGGTAGTTAATGTTGATGAAAATGTAGTCAATGTTGATGAAAATGTAGTCAATGTTGATGAAAATGTAGCCAATGTTGATGAAAATGTAGCCAATGTTGATGAAAATGTGGCCAATGTTGATGAAAAGGTTGATAATGTTGATTATTATGGTTTTAATAATGTTAGTTTTAAGATTAATGATATTGAATATAATTTATATGCTGACGATGATATTAAAGAAGATAATTTAAACCGATCGTTAAATAAAGATTTAGAACATGAAAAATGGTTATCAGATAGTTTTTGGGTTGAAAAAGAGGAAACTCCATTGGAAAGTGAAAAGCCATTGGATAATAAACAGCCATCACAGTTACAACAAAGTGTTTGGGTTGAAAAAGAGGAAAATCCATTGGATAGTAAAAAGCCATTGGAGATACCAATATTTAAAGGTGAACCACCACAAACACGTTGGGTTGAAAAAGAAAAAACTCCATCGGAAAGTGAAAAATCATGGTCACCAGAACATAGGTTTGAAAAAGAGGAGGAATATGATGAATATGATATACTAAATGGTAGACATGCAAACAGATTACAAAATGAAATTGATGAATTTATTAAAAAAATAGGTATAAGTAAAAAGGATTTTATAAGTTTAATTAGGGAATTTTTTGTAACATATGACACACTTATTCCTTTATATACGGAAATGACACTAAATAGATTATATTATTTAATTTGTGAAATTATTAAAAATAATAAATCACATGTAATTAATGTATTAAATTTAGATATTCATATAATTTATTGTAAAAATATGTTTACAATTAATGTTTATGATGATAATATTGTTTCATTATTTAAACATGATCCAATATTTATTACAACAAATAAAAATATGTATCATGTGCATATGCAATTGAATAATTTTATAAAAAATTTTATAATTTATGAAAGAAAACAAAACCAAATTAAATATTATTATGAAAATATTCATGTTAATGATAGTATGAATTATGACAATAATTTTAAATTTTACAATTCATGTAATTATTTAGGATTTGGTCATAAAAATATTATAAAAAGTATTATAAAATTAAAATACAATGTAGCAATTAGTAATGAAAAAGAAAAAGTTGATATAAATTATGAAATACAAAACATATTAACATATATCAATAAAAATAAATATTTTGAATTTTATGAAATTAATGATGAATCAGACTTGGTTGAAAAATATAAAATAGAATTATATCAAGGTTGGTGGTTTGGAGGAACAAATTATAGAATGATAAAATATATTGAAAAATCAAATAAGGAATATTGTAAAGTTAGTAATTCATTATTTGATTTATTTAGAGAATTATAAAAAAGTAGATAGAAAAAAAGAAAAAGTAGATAGAAAAAAAGAAAAAGTAGATAGAAAAAAGAAAAAGTAGATAGAAAAAAAGAAAAAGTAGATAGAAAAAAGAAAAAGTAGATAGAAAAAAGAAAAAGTAGATAGAAAAAAGAAAAAGTAGATAGAAAAAAAGAAAAAAGAAAAAAGAAAAAAGAAGAAAGAAAAAAGAAGAAAGAAAAAAGAAAAAAAGAAAAAAGAAGAAAGAAAAAAGAAGAAAGAAAAAAGAAAAAAAGAAAAGAAAAAGAAAAAAAGAAAAAAGAAAGATGTCGATAAAAATAACCTTCACGTGGTGACATTGTGAGTAATTTTATGCTAATAAAATGAAACAAATATTTTTTTTTTATAAAAAATGGATTAATAAAAAAAAAATGGATTAATAAAAAAAAATAGTAAAAGGATAAATGAGTAAATTAAATAAAGACATTGAAAAAAGAATAAAGGAATATGTGAGTGAAATGACGCCGATTGAGAGAAAGGCAATGGAAATAGCAAAAAATCATTTAGGAACATCATTTAATATAGAAAAATCAAATGGATTTAGGGAATTTTTAAAAAAAAAGAATTATAATTGATTTTTGATGTATGTTTGTATGATTTGATGTATTTCGTCATAATAAATTGTTTTATTGATTGACAATAATTTACCGAGATATAAAAGAAGAGGTTTATAGTTGTTTAAAATTAAAAACGATTTTTTTTCAATATTTGAAATAATAAGATTAATTTCGTCATCTAAAAGTGTAAGATATTTATCACTATTGATGGAAATAAGTCCTAAATTGGACATTCCATAGTCCAAGACATATTTATGTGCAAGTTCATGAATTCTTTTAAAGTCATTATGAGCGCCGGATGTGATTGTATTTCCATAGACAATGGATTCGGCAACTCTTCCACTGATAAGAATCATCATTTTATCCAATATTTGTTCTTTTGATTCAAAATTTGATTTGGATGGTTCATACATGGTATAACCTGGTGAATGTGGTGATTTAAGATTGATACATACTTTTTTAATTTTTGGATAATTGGTAGAAAAATAGCTTGTAATTGTGTGTCCAATTTCATGAATAGCAATTTTTTCAATTAATTCATTTGAGTAATCATGATCCAAAGGTTGCCATCCGACAATGGATTTATCATAAATGGAATCAATATCATGTATTGATATTTGTGTTTTATTATTTCTGATTGCAAATAACATGGCTTCATTTAATAAGTTTTCAATTTGTGCGCCAGAGAGTCCTTGAGTGATATCAATAAGATTATCAACTGAAACAGAATAATCAATAGGTTTGCCTTTTAAATGTAGATTAATGATTGATTTTCTGGCTTGATTATTTGGAAAAGGAATATGTATAATTTTGTCGATTCTTCCTGGTCTGATGAGTGCATTATCTAAAAGATCGATTCTGTTTGTAGCGCCAATAAGGATAACATTATCAGATTTTTGGAACCCATTTAATTCGACTAATAATGCATTTAAAGTATTATCGTGTTCTTTTCCAGAGGATTGTCCATCATCGACTCTTTTTTTGCCGACAGCGTCAATTTCGTCGATAAAAATGATACAAGGTTTATTTTTATTTGCGAGATTAAATAATTCTTTTATTTTTTCTGCGCCTTCTCCGATATATTTCATTGAAAAGTCGGAACCGGAAGAGACAATAAAATTGCATTTTGCTTCGGTGGCGATAGCTTTTGCGAACAATGTTTTGCCGGTTCCTGGTAGTCCTTCAAAAATGATTCCTTTTGGCAATCGTATATTATAATTTTTATATTTGTCAGGAAATTTTAAAAAGTCAATAATTTGGTTTAATTCTTCTTTAACTTCATCATATCCACCAATGTCATTAAAAGAGATGGATGAATTTTTAATAATTTCAAAATGTTTTGATTTGATGGTTTCATGATTGGATGAAGAATCATGGTATATTTTTTTTCCAAACATATTAAATTCTTCTCCATTTGCATCAATAATAACAATTTTTGGTAATATATATGGATTAATGGTGGATTCATTAAAAGAGTCATTAAATTTTTTAAAAGTGTCTTTTAAATATTTGTTTGAAATGGGATATTTTTTATTATTATTTAGTATAGCATTATTTTGAATTGTAGTATTTTTTGAATTTAATTCAGACAATTCTTTTTCAAAACATTTTCTATAAATATTGCATTTTTTATTAATATTTAATTTATAAAAAAATGCATTTGAATAATGGATGATGAATAATAAAAAAAGAATATTCATATGAGTTATAAATGAAAATAATATTTAAATTAAATTTTATTGATATTATGAAAATTATAGATAGAATCAATGATACGTTTATGTATATTTCCGCCAATTTGTGAAGGGAATTTGATATCATTAAGTTTTTTAAGTTTATTATAGTTTTGAGAGGTGGATTTAGTGAGTTCGGTTCCATGAATAATAAAATCATTGACAATTTCGACAAATTTAGTGGTAATATCGGCGGCGGAAATAAATAATCCTGCGACGGGTATATCTAATAATCCATCTTTTATGATGGATGTTATTCTTGGTTCATTTTTTTGAATGATTTGTATGATATGATCAATAAGATTATCAATAAAATCTTTAATGATTGGTTCAAGTTCGTTGGTAATTGTTTCAACATATAATTTTAATTTTTTTATATATTCTGGATTAGTGAGTTTATCTGTTAAAGAAGAAATATTATTGATTGCATCTTGCAAGGTTTGTTGTGACAATGGTATTCCATTAATATTTAATCCAAGTAAATAGGCAATATAATCCATTGCTTTTATTCCGATTTTGATTGAAATAGAAATGAATAACATGAATATTTCGTTGATAATTTTATTTTTCTCCATATATAAAATAAAGATAATGTATTATAAATAACAATGATTTGGTTAATAATGGTATGGATATGGAAAATAATAAACGAATATTTGAATAAAAATAAAAAGAAAATTATGATTGAGGAAAAAGAAAAAGAAAAGGAAAAAGAAAAGGAAAAAAAAAAGACATGGTATGAAAAATATGATGAAAAATATGATAGATTAGAAAAAAGAAAATTAACGGATGAATACAAGAATAAATTAATAAATTCTATTTTGATTGAAAAAACTCCGAATCATGGAAATGTGATAATAAAATATGACAATACAAGAGAAAGTTTCATGTATTATTGTGATTATACGCCATCTTATTCGGTAATGGAAAATGTGGTTAAAAAGTATGTATGTATGTTTGATTGTAAGGAATTATATGTGGATATAAGGACTGATATAGTGGAGAAAAAGGATGATGAAAAAAGGATAAGGATGAATAAAATATCGGAAGTAAAAATAGAAGTGGATGATAATAATTATACGAAGATGGAGATAGATATAAAATGTCCAAAAACGAATGATGTGCGTCAAAATAGGCCACAAAGTATAAATGAAAAAAGGATAAATGTGAAGAATAATTCGATAAGATTGACACATTTAGGGAAATTAATTAATTTTATGGTATTAAAAAAGAATAAAATAGAGAGAATAAAAAAGTATTCGGAATGGAAAAATGGAATTAGATGAGTAAAAGTATGTTATATTTAATGGCATGAACGATAAAAAAATAGAGTTTGGTGTTTAGTATTTTATTGGATGGAACATTGGTAATTTTTTTTTCAAAAAGAAAATTTATGAAAATGCCAATAATAAAATTGGTATCATCATTAGAAACATGAAATGGTAATATATTATTTTGAAAATTTCTGAAAAAATAATTGGGAGGTGGTAAAAATATTTTGGTGTTTGTTTTATATAATTTATTGGGGTCAATAAAGATACAATAAGTGTCATCAATGATAAGAATATCGTCAATATTGAATCCAATAATATTAAGATTATGTGATTGTAAAAAAAGAAATTGATTACAAATAGAAGTAGTAAAATTAAGTATAGATTCATAGTCATATTTTTTTTTAATAGGATGAATAGAATTGGAATAAAGATTAACAATATTATTATTAATATTTTTAATTGGTAATGGGAATGATTGAAAAAGTAAAAAATTAAATGGATTATTAATCGGTAGTGTTATTGTTGTCATTATTATATAAAATTATTCTATTTTGAACAATTTTTGCGATTTCGTTATGAAGAAAAGGTAATTGTATAAGAACATAGGAAGAATTATCTGGATGTAATTGAACAAGGAATAATTCTTTGACGGAGAAACCGTATTTTGTTTCAAGAATCATTTTATAGATATTAAGTTGTAATGCATAATGCCAATAATTGGTATCGGGTAAATGATTTAATGGAGGTTTCATGAATTTGTTCCAATTATTATTTTGGTCGATTGATTTGCATCGTTTCCAGTCATATATGGATAAAGTGTTGTCATTATTTTTATAGACCATATCGATGGAGCCAGAAATTTTGATATCTTCATGAAAAATGAGCCATTCGGTTCTATATGGAACAAGATTAGGGAAATCTTTAATAAAATCAAGAAAATAGTTCCATTCGGTATCTGGATTGGGTGTTGGATCATAGCAATCAAAAAGGTCTTGATGGTTATAGTCAAAATCATTTTGTTGGTATTCATAAAGTGGGCATTCATTCATAAAACATTCAATATTGTAGTGAATATTAGTGCCAAGTTGGGAAGATTTTTTGCCATTATTTTCCCATAATAATTTTATTTCATTTGGATTTAGTCCCCAATATTTATGGGATGGGTTCCAATTTTTGCCAGACATTATTTTTTTAATGATATCATCTGAATTAAATTCTTGAACAAATTGGTGAACCCAAGTGGTGGTTGACGTATATTTGTGTGTTAAATCAATGCTAATAGTATAAGAGTGTCCTATTTCAGTGAATTGAATAAATTGGTCTCTTGTGTGTTTATTTTTTATGGAAAGATACATAAATTATAGAATAATAATAAAATATATTTAATCAATTTTTATAAAAAATGGATTAAAAAAAATAAAACGATGAAAGAAGAATGAATAAATGTTTGTATTGTTTAAAAAAATTTAAGAGTGACAAAAATTATTCGGAACATGTGGTATGGTGTAAATATTTGTATAAGAATGATGAAAATGAGGATGAAAGTTATCCATCGTATAATGAATTGGTATCAATGGTAATAAAAATGAAAAAGGAGATGGATAAAATAAATAAAAAAATAGAATATTGTTATCCTAAAAAAACAAAGGTAATTGAATGGTTAGAAATAAATAATAAATTTGAGATTGAAAATTATTTGGAATGGTTTAATAATTTGGATTATGAAAAATGGGTAAATGAATTAAATATGGAATATAATTGGTTAGAGTTGTTGACATTATTATTAAAAAATAATACAAAGAATATGAAAATGGTGCCAATAATATATATAGATAAAAAGGGATATATAAATAGTAATAAAAGATGGAAAGAAATAGAGAATAAAGACATTGAAAATTGTTTAATAGTAATAAATAATAATTTGATGGATTATGAAAAAATAAAAATGGAGATAATAAGTATGCCAATATCAGAAAATGATTCAAGTTTTGGTAAATTAAAAAAAAAATGGATAGAAATATTTTCGATTTAATATAAATGAAAGAGTGTCCAATATGTATTGAAATAAATGATAATTTTTTTCAATGTTATGATTGTAAATATGAATGTTGTATAAAATGTATGAAACAATATTTATTGAGTTCAAAAAAGGATGTAAATTGTATAAATTGTGGAACAATAATATTATATGATAGATTTATTAAATTATTTGATAAAAAATGGAGGTTAGGTGTATATAAAGAATATAAAAAGGAATTATTGTATGAAAAAGAGATGTTAATGTGTCCATTGACATTAGGAAGAATGAAGGAAGATAAAGATAAAAATGAGTTAATTAAAATATTAAGTAAAGATTTGGATGAGTATGATGGAATAGTGAAAGAAAAACAGAAAAAAAAGAATGAAATATATAGGTCAATAGAATTATTGAGATATAAAATATCAGAAATTGACAAAGATATAAAAGAATTGTATATGCCCCCAATAAATTTATTAAAAAAAAAGATAAATGAGATAAAAAATAGAAAAATGATTGTAAAAAATAAATATAATTATAAATGTATAACTGAAAATTGTAAAGGATATTTAAATGAATTATACAAATGTGATTTATGTGAGACAAGTTTTTGTTCAAATTGTTTTACAAAAAAGGAAAAAGAGCATAAATGTGATAATAATTTGGTATTAACATGTAATGAGATAAAAACAAATGCTAAACCTTGTCCAAAATGTAATGAATTTATAATGAAAATAGATGGATGTGATCAAATGTTTTGTGTAATGTGTGGAACTGCATTTAGTTGGAAAACGGGAAAAGTGGAAAATGGAATAATTCACAATCCACATGCGCATAGTTTTTTTGAGAAACATCCTGAATTAATGGTAATAAATAGATGTGTAGAAAGGATACCAAATTATGAAATGATTCATAAAATAAATGATGGTATTATTTTAAATTTATATAGGCGTGTTGCGGAATTTAATCAATACAAGATGGAAAGAATAGTGAATTATTTATCGGATAATAATATAGATTTGAATGATGATATAAGAGAAAAATATTTAAAAAATATGATTAATGATAAAGAAATGAAACGTATGATATTTTTAAGATACAAGAGATTAAATTATAAAAAGACAGAGTTAAAGATAATATTAGATTCGGTGGATGTATTGGAAAATATATTATGGAAAGTATGTAATTTATTTATGAATTCATCAAATATAAAAAATGAATTAATGGATATAAAACAATTTTTGGTTGAATTTGAGACGGATACAAATAATTTGTTGATGAATTTAGCAAAGGATAATAATTATTCACAATGTTTTACGATAAAAGGATTATTTGGAAATTTAATGGAAATATAGATATAAAAAATTGAAATTATTTTAAATAATAATATAAATTAAAAATGAGTTGGAAGAATATTGTTCTAAAGACGAATGAAAATATATCAATAGAACAAGAAAAAATAAAAAATGGTTGGGTGATGATATATTTCAAGAATGGAAAAGGATATGGTAAATCAGAATGGAAATACGGGGTAAAATTATTACATAATGATAAAGAAAAAGAAATCGATTTATATACATTAGTTAAAAATCACGAAAATTATAAATTAGAATATGACAAAATAAATGGTCAAGGATCATATGAAAAAATATATGGTAATCAAATAGAAAGTTCATTATTAGACGAAAAAGAGGAGGAGGAGGAGGAAAGTGATGAAGATGAATATAAAAGTGATTGAATATTTGTTAAAACAATATTATTTTTATAATTTAATTTAAAGGAATAATTATCAGAATAATAATTATTTTCATTCAACAAATGAATAATTTGTTTTTTTTGAAATTCATGGAATTCATTAAATTCATGGAAACGTGTTTCAACATTTTTATAATATAACAAAACATTATTTCCAATAATTTCATAATGAAAAAAAATATCAAAATAAAATAAAAATGGTTTCATTTTATTAAAAAAGGTGATTTCTTTTTTAATATAATCATCATATTTGACTAATTTTTTATAAATATAGACGGACAATGGTTTTTTGGTTTGATTTTTGTAAAACATATATTATTTTTTATTTTTTATTTTTTTAATTATTTCGATATTATTAATAAAATCATTCCATTTGGATGAAATAATAATAATAATACCGAAAACGAATAAAAGAATAATTGTTTCTCTATTAATGTATTGTAAATTATTATAAAAGGGATTAAAAATAATAATAATTAATAGTGCCATGGAAATCATAAAAATAAATTCGGTATTTTCTTTCCATTGTTGAAATTTAAGTAACCATTTATCATTTTTTAGGGGTGGTTTTATTTTTATGACTATTGATGATATTATAAAAATTATTTTTATAAAAAAAATAAAGTAAAGGTATTTATCATAAATAGATTGAAAACTCATATAATTATACATATTTTTTAATAACTGCGTTTTTTTTGCGTTATTATTTCTTTTTTTCTTTTTATATGATATAATGAGTTCAGTAATATCTCATATAACTCCTAAAAATAGTTTAGCAAAGCATTTAACCATATTACAAACTATAGTTGCAATTGAATCAAAAGTGGAATTAATATTGTCAGACATTACAAAAAAGACGGATCCTGAATTTATAACATATATATTAAATATAGTAGAGAATTTGGTATCATCAAAATTTACGCAAAATGAAAAAACAGAAATTGTTCTTCAATTTTTAAGAAAACATTTTGAAATATCTGAATCAGAATTAAATACGATATTGCAAATAATACATTTTGCATATGATAATAAACAAGTAAAAAAAATATCAAATATTAAAAAGGTATTTTATTCAATATTTGACATTGGTAAATCAAAATTAGCAAAATAAATTTTAATCTTCATATTCAGTCTTTATAAAATTTTTATTTGGTTTACTATAACTATAAACTTCATTTACTAAATCAGACGGATCATAAAGACAATTATTTTTATAAACATATTTTACTTTATCTTTTTTTGTCAATGTTTCAATTAAATCTTGAATATGTTGTTCATCTTCTGATACTCCTTTTTTATTTGATTTATTTGTTTTTTTTGAAGTTGATTTACTTTTTTCTTTTTCTTTTTCCTTTTCTTTTTCCTTTTCCTTTTCCTCATTGTCATCAACTGGTTCTGGTTCTGGTTCTTCTTTATTGTGATTTAGTTCGTTAAATGTTTGTGATTCTTCATTCCACATATAACGAACTTCCTTTGTATCTTTGTCATAAATTTGTTTGTCTTTTAGCAAATAATTTTTATTATTTTTTTTAATATCATTGAATTGTGTTTTTATACTTTTTTCTTCGTCTGATAATTCCTTTTTTTTTGGATTTTTATCGACGACAACTTCAACAAAATGTCCTGATAACTTTAAAACATCTTCAAAATTTGCATCTTCTCCACGCTGATATAATTTAATTGTTGCATTATAAATATCTTGTGCAATTTTTACTTTTTCAAGATAAGTAAATAAATTTTTATCATTAATATGAATAAAAGATATAGGTAATGTATTTATATTTGCCATTAATTATAATACATTAAAAAAAATATTTTATTTCAATTTTTTTTAATTATTTCCATTTTTTTTATCATAAAAAAAGAAAATTGTTGAAAATAGTATTCAATTTGCAAAAGAAATGTAGAAAATATAATAAAATATAATTTAATTTGCAAAAGAAATGTTGAAAATAGTATTCAATTTGCAAAAGAAATGTAGAAAATATAATAAAATATAATTTAATTTGCAAAAGAAATGTTGAAAATAGTATTCAATTTGCAAAAGAAATGTTGAAAATATAATAAAATATAATTTAATTTGCAAAAGAAATGTTGAAAATAGTATTCAATTTGCAAAAGAAATGTTGAAAATATAATAAAATATAATTTAATTTGCAAAAGAAATGTTGAAAATAGTATTCAATTTGTAAAAGAAATGTAAGAAAAATATAATAAAATATAATTCAATTTGCAAAAGAAATGTTGAAAATAGTATTCAATTTGTAAAAGAAATGTAAGAAAAATATAATAAAATATAATTCAATTTGCAAAAGAAATGTTGAAAATAGTATTCAATTTGTAAAAGAAATGTAAGAAAAATATAATAAAATATAATTCAATTTGCAAAAGAAATGTTG